GACCTGACGGCATACGTCAAGTCGCATGGGGTATTAACGATAAAAGGGTTCGGGACGTTCGAGCGCAAGTTCGAGACGGTGCGTTACGTGAGCGGTCGAACGTCCTGTAAGCCCCGTCTGACCTTTACCCCGGTTAATGCTGTGAACGATGGAGCTGTCGATGAAAGTGGACTGGACTGACTTGGCGTTAGTAACGGCGGCTACGGTATGCGCGTTATACGCATCTATTTTCTTCTGTATAATTTTGATATTCAGGTGTGGGTAATGACTTCATACGTATTGATTTTCCTTTTCACGTTGTCATCCGGTGAGCAGATTAGGGCCACTCAAGACGCGACTCACCTTGAGGAATACAGACCGGTCAAGACGTTGGAGCAGTGTCAGAGGGTGGCGATGGAACGGGAGGCACGGATGAATAGATGCTTCGTCGATAATCCGGGGCTTGTGCAAAACGTGCTGATAACGTGCAAGAAAGCTACTCCGAAACACAAAAGGAAAAAGAAATGAGCGGCGGGTATGGCTATGGAAAGTAAAATTAAGTTGAAACCGTGTCCCTATTGCGGAAATGCGACTATTGATTATTGGAATGAAGCTGACAGATTCATGTATTGTGAGTCGTGTGGCATGTGTGGCCCGCGAGGGAGAACCAGAGACGACGCGGCGGAAAAATGGAATGCGTTGCCAAGGACAAAGCGTGATGACAGCTCGTTGCTTGTAGCGATGCAAAAAGCACAGAAAGAACGGGATTGGCTTTTGACGTTTTTGGAAAAAGCGTGTCCGCCTCCGCCGTATAGGAATGATGATGACTGCCAGAGTATTGAATGGTCTATATCTTGCGAGGATTGCTGGCGTAACGCTGCAAAGGAGGCCACATGCAAGAAGAAATAACTGTTCCAAATCCGGGGTCGGATGAGGCTATAGCCAAGGGATGCACATGTCCCGTTTTGGATAATGGACACGGACGCGGAGTATTTCAAGACGAAAACGGCGAATGGCAATTTTGGATTCGTGAAGATTGCCCGCTGCATGGAACAAAGGAGGCCGTATGTCGGCGGAAGTGAAGTTCAAACCGTTCCAGCGCGTGCTGGTACGGTGCACAGAAAATCAAGCATGGTCAGCCGCATTTTTCAGCCATGAGCAACATTCCGAAGATGGACTTGGATATGTATGTAATGGTATGTCTTGGGATTATTGTCTACCATACGAGGGTAATGAACATCTCCTCGGCACAACCGACGACCCCATGCAGCCTGAGCCGGAGTTCAAGTTCGGGGATAAGGTGAATGTGCGAGACTCAATACATGCAAGATGGTATAGAGCAGCCTTTCTTAAAAACTTAGATGATAAAGATTTTCGGTATTTAGTTATTCTGGAAGAGGCAATCCAAGACGGTCGTAACCAGTGTACCCGTTGGCAGTTCTGCCGCCACGCTGATTGGTAGGAGAGAATATGATTGAACAGTATTCTGCTTTGGAACCGGGGCATCTGTCGTCGAACAGTTGCTCGATGTCGTCGCCGGAGTTCAAGTTCGGGGACCACGTGGAGGTGGCCTGCGGGGATGAGGACTGGTCGAAGGCCGTGTTCATCCGCAAGGTCGATGGCCCTAATCCGTATGAGTGTCTGCTGCGGTGCCCGTGGGGAGACCATGCGATTGAAGTTCGCGGCGTGCGTTGTCGGCATGCGGACTGGTAGAGGTCCTGCGATGAGGCCAAGCTGCTGGACGCTATCGTATATCTTACCATAGTCGTGCTGTTTATGAGGGAGAAGAGGGATGACAGAGTACGAGCTTTTGGAGCTTGAGCGGGCTGTGCAGTACGATGGGGCCAGACGTCCGGTTGTAGCGGCGCTCGCCTCTGCGTTGCGCGAGGCTTGGGCTGAGAGGGATTGGTTGGTGAATCATCTTGTTAGAGATAATTGCCCCTCTGTGAAGAAATGGGATGAATGCAAAGTAAACTATGATGATTCGCCTGAAGTATGCGCTGAATGCTGGCTGAAAGCCGCAAAGGAGGCGTTGGGTGATTAAGCAGTATTCCGACTTGGAACCGGGGCACTTGTCGTCGAACAGTTGCTCGACTCCTCCGGATGAGCTTATCAAAGTCACCGTCGAGCAGCGCTGCACGGCCGCGCAGGCGCTTTGGCTTGCGTGTAACCGCATGCTTGACGCGAAAGACGCTCGTGCCGTGGAGTGGTGGAATGCCAACAGGTACAGCGAGATGCGCTACCGCTGCCGTTGTAAAAAGAACGTAGAGGCGTTCTATGAGGCATGGGCTATGGTCCCGAAGGGGACGTATCAGACGCTTGAGGATTTCGCGGAGGACTTTTTGCGCGTGTGTATTTCCCGGCATAGCATGAACGTCAATCGTGAATGGCGTTTGTATTGGGAAAGGGAGCTGGATCGCCGTGGACTGTGAGATTGACGTGTGGGATGGTGACGATGTTGAGTTTTACCATGTTGAGATGCGCAAGGCGGCGAAACCGCATAAGTGCGGTGAGTGCGACCGGATAATCGAACCCGGTGAGACCTATGAGGTGGTCAAGCTGAAGTGCTTCGGTTATTTCACGACGGAAAAGACATGCGTTGATTGTTTGTCGCTTCGGAAAACATTTTTCTGCTCATATCAGTATCAAGCTCTATGGGAGCATTTCTTCGAGACGTTCGATGACTGGTGGCGCTACGACGCAAAGGAACTGTGGAAACTGGAAAATCTTACGCCACGGGCGAGGAAAATGGTTTTTGACCATATAGCGGAGATTGAGGAAGATGAGGCATTACAGGGAGATTGACGCGAACGTTGCGGACTGCGCCATCAATATCGAGCTTGAGAAGGCGATAGAGAAACATCCGGTGTGGGATAACTACACGGCCGTTGAGATGGGGCTTATTCTGACGGAAGAGTGCGGCGAGGTTGTCCATGCCGTGAATGATATGCTTGAGTTGCAGAACAATCCGCATTATGATCCGGAGGAACTTTTGGATATGCTGCGAAAGTTTTTCGTGGAAGCCGCGCAGGTTGGCGCCGTTTCCAAGCGTATCCTGATGGAGTACAGTAAGAGAGGTACGACGCTGTGATAGAAATAGCGAATAAGTATATTACGAGACCCGGTACGCTTGGCGAGTATTTCACCGGTGACGATGGCGCCGGTTGCTGCACGCAGAATGAGTATTACATACATGATACCATAATAGACTTCTCCGGACTTGACATTGACGAGCAGGATGAAGCCGCCGCTGTCACGCTTGGCGCATCCGCGTGTTTTGAACGTTGCCTGATACGCGGAGCCGGTAAGCTCTTTCTCTGTGGCGCTGGTAATGCAGAGACGCGCCATCTTGAGGTTGATAAGACGGTAAGCATACGCGAGTCCGTCCTTGAGCACTTCGGCCGGCGCGGCCCTGAAGTTCAGTGCGGGATGTTCTGCGACATGGAGCGCGTGGTAGTAAAGTTTTGGTCTGACCCGGACAGGTTCACGGTGCGAGGTTTCGGAGCGTGGGCGCATGACGGCGGGAGGATAAGCGCGAGGGACTGCATCTTTTGGCCGTATTCGGAACCGACCGATATACCGTTTTGGCAGCGCGTGAAGGATACTGCGAACTGGATAGGGGAGTCGGTGAATAATGACGGGCTGAAGGCGCTTCTTGATAGAAAGACCTATATCCCCGGTCGCAGACGCGCCCTTGTCGCTACGAGCGGCGGGATTGTCAGCGCGAGGCATTGCGCCTTTATGAATGACTCGTATACGGACAGCGACGTTGATCCGATGTCCTATCCAGAGATTTCGACGTTGACGCGGGAGCTGAATGAGATGGTGTACAGACTCAAGCTCTCGCTGGGGGTGTCATGAGGACTATGCAGGATGATTTGCGAGAGTTCCTGTGGCGGGAACACATGACGCAGAAGGCGTTTGCGGAGCTTGTCGGTATCAATCAGGGCGCGTTGTCGGAGTTTCTGCACAGAAAAAATGGCACTACTATCGCAGAGAGAATCGCGCCGTACATTTACAAGCCTATCGAGACGGAGAGTATTTGTCCGAGGTTGCGTTGATTTTTAATAAATAACAGTATCATAGCGTGATTGTTGACCCCCTTTTTGAAAAGTGCTACGCAATTTCAAAAAGGGGGTTTTCTCATGGAAAACTATAGATTCAGCAAGCGGTCGAAAAATAATCTCATGGGCGTTCACCCCGACCTCGTGTGGGTGTGCTCTCGCGGATTGATATTGTCAGAGAGGGATTTTACGGTGACGGAGGGCCTGCGCAGTTATGATAGGCAGGTCAAGTTGAAGGCGGAAGGGAAATCGAAAACGCTCAAGTCCCAGCATTTGAAGCAGGCTGACGGATACGGGCATGCGTTTGACGTTGTTGCCCTTGTGTCCGGTAAGTGCGAGTGGGATGCGGAGTATTACGAGCCGATTGTCAAGGCTATGAAGGAAGCGGCGGCGGAGCTGCACGTCAGTATTGAGTGCGGGTACGACTGGCCCGGCCATTGGGACCCATATCATTTTCAGATTAACCACCCGCAGCTTCCGCCTAAATGTATAAGCGGTAGTGTTGACGGTCTGGAAATTGCAGATACGATATTGTAGGAGAATCACAATGGTCTCCATGAGCGTTGCCCCTACAGAGAGCGTTACTGTCACAGTGAAGGATTATTGGTCGAATATCATGTACAATATTCATGTGAAGGCAGTTCTTGCCAGCATATTGACATGGTTCACGGAAGCAACCGGTCTGTCTACGACCGTGTTTCTTTGGTATGCGGCCTTCACCCTGATAGAGTTCATGGTCACAACCGCCGAGAAGGTCATCTATAAGCAATGGAGCAAGAATCACCTTTCTCACTGGGTATATCGTGTCACGACGCAACTGGTTCTCGCCGCGCTTGTCGGCGGCTTGTTCCACATGTTCGGAGAGACGACCGGTGCAACCTACGCGGGCATTAACTGGGTATTCATCCTATGCGCGACGGTGGACTTCGGTTCAATCGTGGAGTCGCTTGTGAAGATAGGCGCCCCGGTACCGCCGTTCATGGCCGTGCTGTCGCATACGTTCAAGCGTTGGTCGGCGGTTCATCTTGGGAATATGCTGAATGATCCGAAGGCGCGGGCTGAACTTGAGAAGGCGCTTGGCGTAAAGCATGAAGAGGAAGAACCGGAGGACGTTGTGCCTCCGGACGTGCATGGAGTTCGCGGATGAGGATATTACTTTGGATAGCCGTCGGCCTGATGATAGCAGGCGCTATTATCGGTTGTCTTAATCATATCGCCCGATTGACAAGTGAGCTTGATTCTGTCAAGCTGTCCCTTCAGGAACAGTCGGAATATATCATTAAGTTCGACAGTCTCATGGTTGATCTTCAGAAACGGCAGAGCGAGCGCGATGCGGAGGTCAAGGCGTATGGCAATGAGCTTGACAAACTTGCGCGGGAAAATATTGAGATTCGGTCAATTCTTGACACTGCTTTGCCTGACGATATTTTGCACGGGCTGCGCTCCTGTGGTAAAAGTGGAACCGCTCAAGGTTCCGCAAGCGTGGACTGAACCGCTTGCCATTCCGCAGATGGAGTCGCCCGTCACAGTTCGTTCCCTGCTTGTGCAGATGCGCGAGCTTGAGAACCTTGTGGATACCGCGAACGACAGGTTTGCGGCGATACGTTCATTAGAAGGAGAAAAATGATGGCTACCTATTCGCCCATTGTATATGACAGCACGGCGAAAGCGCACATCATACTTGCATCGGGTCAGCCGATTGACCCGTCGCATATTATGGTGTCCTCCGAGGAAGGCAATCTTCTGAAGAGCACAGCCGCCGGTTTGTCTGTCAAGATTGACAGTGTTATCAGCAGTGACCCCGACAACCTTCTTCGCGTTGTCGATGGTAAGCTGATTGTGACGTTCTCCGCCGATTCGGGCGGCGTCATTTCCGGTGATTCCGGTAACTACATTCGTTACGGTCTTGATCATGGCGTGTTTCTCGATGGCAACGATGTTCTGTCGAACGGCGCCGAGAACCTGCTGTACATCGACGGTACGGACGGTAAGGTGATACTCACCCGCGAGTCCTTGAAGGATGCAGGTTTCGTTGACGCCAGCGGGCTGCGCATTGTGTCGGGAGATGCGAACAATCTGATCGTCGCCGGTACGGATGGCGGGGCTTATCTCGATGAGGCGCGTGTGCCCACCGGTGTGTCCTCCGACTCGAATAACCTGCTCACCCGTGGTAGCGATGGCAAGCCCTATCTGTCCGCTTCCGCCATTCCGAGCGTGGTGTCCACTGCCGCAGGCAACCTTATTACTGATGTGAACGGCGCGTTTCTGTCGGGGATGAACCTGCTTGGTACGGCGTCGGATAACATGCTCAAGACGGATGTGGCTGGTAAGATCGTGCTCGATGAGGACGATGTGAAGCAGCTTGTGACGGATACTGTCAACCCGGCCTCGCTGATTTCCAGTTCTTACGGTAACGCTATTACCATTGCCGGTGATGGCAAGCTGATGGTCGCTGCTTCCTCGCTTCGTTCTTCTGACGCTGATAATGCGATAACGATAGGAGCTGATGGCAAGCTCTATGCGCCCAAGGTTTCAGCGGCGGACCTGACGACCGGTACGGACCTTATTCTGGGCGTCAATGGTGCAGGCAAGCTCTTTACGACGCTTGGGGCCAATTATGACATCACGACTGGCAACCTTACGCTGGTCGGTCAGGGCAGTCAGACCGTTGCGACGGTGAACATCCCCTCGTCCGGTTCGGTGCTCGAATCTGCGCAGATTGTGGTCAACCCGGCTGGCCAGCCCGCCGGTACCTATCTTGCGATGACGTTCCGCAAGGGCGACGGCACGACCTTCACGGTTTATGCTGACCTGTCGGCTCTTGGCGACGTGTATACCGGAGGCAACGGTGTCAATATTGACCCGTCCACCCGTGTCATTACGGTGAAGCTCGCCGCAGCCGGCGGTCTTGAGTTTGATACCAACGGTGCTATCAAGCTCAATGCGACGGCTCTTGACCCCGTATCCAGCGATTCCGATAACCTTATACAGATTGGCACAGACGGAAAGGCTTATCTGCCTTCCGATTTTGGCACAATGTAAACTTTTGGAGGATTAGAAAATGGCTCGTCTTGCTCCTGTTGCTGTTCAGCAGTATCGTGGTACCACCGCACAGCATGCGTCGTACACCGGTCCTGCCGGTGAACTGACTGTCGATACCACCAAGAAAGCGGTCGTCGTTCAGGACGGTACCACTGCTGGTGGTTTTACTATGGCCCGTGAGGACCGTACCTTTACTCCCGGTACCGGTATCCTCCTTGACAGCGCCTCTTCGGCCGTTGATCTTTCCGCTAACCGTACTATCGCCGTTGACATTGCCGGAGTCGTGTCCGCCAAGACGGGCAACGCCCTTGAGGTCGCCAATGGTTCTGGCGAGGACGGCCTGCTCTACGTCGCCCCGCAGGACGTTGACAATCTGATCGCTGCCAACGATGAGCTGCTGTGGAAGGATAGCAATGGTAAGATCGCCACCGGTCTTGATCTTGCCTACAACACGACCACCGGTAAGTTCGACATCACGAACCACGCCGGTACCATCATCGCCACGGTTACGGTTCCTTCGTCCGTGTCGATGCTTCAGAACGCCGAGCTTGTGGTTGACCCCACTGGTCAGCCCGCCGGTACCTACATGCACTTCGTTTTCAAGCTGGCTGACGGTACTACGTCTGATCTGTACGTTGATGTTACCAGCCTTATCGACGTGTACACCGCCGGCGCAGGCATCGACCTGACCAGCAATAAGTTCTCCGTTGACCTCACCGCCAACGGCGGCCTTGAGTTCTCCGCTGTCGGTGACGCCGGCACCTTGCAGGTTGACTTCGCCAACTTGGTGTCCTCCAAGACTGGCAATGCTATCACCCTTGCTACTGGCACGGGTGAGGATGGCAAGCTTTTTGTCAATCCCGGTGTGGTCGTGTCCTCCGATGCGAATAACATGATTACCGCCGGTACCGACGGCGGTGCGTTTCTGAATTGCGCCGGTGCGGCCTCTTCGACCTCCGGCAACCAGATTCAGTGTGATAGCGGCAAGCTGATAGTCGTTTCCGACTACGGTACGATGGACTAATCGCATTGAACTCCTGATGTTGGGGACCCTCGGACCTTCACGGTTCGGGGGTTCTTGCGTTTTGCGGGGGGCTGTGTTATGTGCGAAGTAGTTTGGGCATATAACCTGTAAGGAGAAAAATATGGCTCGTAGAACCAATGACCCCATACAGCAGTTTAGGGGTACCACGGCGAAACACGCCACCTATATAGGCCCTGCCGGCGAACTTACCGTTGATACCGACAAAAATACAGTCGTCGTTCATGACGGTGCTACTGCCGGCGGTTTTCCGCTTGCGAAAGAATCTACGACTATTACTGCAAGCAATGGTCTAACAGTGACATCCGGCGGCACTCTCGCTGCTAATACCAATATCGCTGGTGTCGATGCTACTACAAGTGCGAAGGGCGTTGTGCAGCTTGAGTCTGCCCTGTCCGGAACGGCGAACCTTGTCCCCGATTCCGCCGCTGTTAAGACGTATGTAGACAATGCGGTTGAGACCTACACCGCAGCGGCGCCCCTTTCGATTGACGCCAATAATGAGATTTCAATATCAGCGGCTACCACGGCTGCTGCTGGTAGCATGAGCGCTGCTGACAAGACGAAGCTGGATAGTCTGTCTGCAATGACTGCCGCAGCGCCCCTGTCCATCGACGCCAACAATGAGATTTCCATATCCGCCGCGACGACGACCGACGCAGGCTCCATGAGCGCGGCTGACAAGACGAAGCTCGACGGCATCACGACGATGACCGGGGCCACCTCCGTCGCAGCAGGCGCGTCGGGCCTCGTCCCCGCTCCGGCGGCTGGCGACGACACGGCGTTCCTGAAAGGCGACGGTTCGTGGGGCACTCCCCCCGGCAAGACATACACTGCCACGGCTCCCGTCGCCATCGACGCGAACGACGACATCTCCGTGGCCGACGCCACGACTTCGAGCAAGGGCGTTGTGCAGGTGGGCGACAATGTGACTGTTTCCTCTGGCACCATCAGTGTCAAGCCTTGGGCGGACTACGCAGCCGCCTCGTCCTCCGTGACCGTCTCCGACTTGCAGGAGAACGCCATTGTCGTTACCGACGAGCCTGTGGGCGGCAGCGCCGAGGCGGTGCTTGCCGAGGTTGAGCAGACCTTGAGCAATTCGGCGGGGTCCGTGCCGTCGAGCGCCGTTGTCAGCTCCCTCGCCCGCAACGTGGGCGAGCTGGTCCACTCCATAGTCCCCCTGACGGACGCCGGGCTTCACCTGCTTGACGGTACCGAGCTTCAGGACAATGGCGTGTACGCGCAGGGCATCGCCAAAATCAAGGCGCTTCAGACGAACTATCCCGGCCTGTTCACCACAGAGGCTGATTGGCAGGCCAGCGTTACCGCGCATGGCGTCTGCGGCAAGTTCGTTGCGGGTACCGGCACCCTTCGCCTGCCAAAGATAACGGGCTTCATGGAAGGGACGATTGACTCCACGGCTCTTGGAGACCTCGTGGAAGCGGGGTTGCCGAATATTACGGGCAATAGTGGCTCTGGTTCTACTTATGGGTATTATGTTGCTGGTGGCAGTGGTACTGGTGCTTTGCGTGCATCAAACTCAAATAATAGGTCAGCGAGTAGTAATACCGGTGCGGGATATGGTTCCATAACTTTTGATGCTTCACTCTCCAACGCCATCTATGGCAACAGCCAGACTGTCCAGCCGCAGGCGATAAAGGGGTTCGTCTACATAGTCCTTGCGCACTATGCAAAGACACCGGTGCAGGCGAACCTTGATAACTACGCCACTGACTTGAATAGCAGGGCTACGGTTGACATGGCGAATGTCAATAATGCTGGTAGCCTTGTCATGGCGCATGCGGCGATGCCGAGTTCGACGGAGGTTGATTTTAATTTCCCGTCAAACACTGGCGCATCTTCTGCTGCGAATATCGGTGCTATGCCCGGAGATGGTTACTTGACTATAGTGGCTATAACCTCGGCAGCGAATGGCTATGTTTATATACGGCACGGTACTGACCCTATTGGCACACTCCAGATGTGTGCCAGTCCTATTTCCGGTGGGACTGTGGCTGCTACCGTTGCTGTAAATGCGGGGGACACTCCGACTGTTGGTTACGGTAGTATAACTACAGACGCTACGAAGCGTCGTATTTATTTCCGCTATTGCAACGGCAACGCTCATCTCGCGTCTTAAAGGAGTAAGTCATGGGCAAGGAATATCAAGTACGCAACGGCGTCCTCGTCGATAAGACTCCCCGCGTTGCCGCCATTATCGGTCGCAACGTGGGCGAGCTGGTTCATTCGATAGTCCCGCTGGTCGATGCCAACCTGCACCTGCTCGATGGCACCCAGCTTCAGGACGATGGCATCTATGCCGACGGCATAGCCAAGATAAAGGCTCTCCAGACGAACTACCCCAACCTGTTCACAACGGAAGCTGACTGGCAGGACAGTGTGACGAACTATGGCATCTGCGGTAAGTTTGTCATCGGCACCGGCACCCTGCGGCTCCCCAAGCTCGCCAAGAGCTTCATCGAGGCCACCATCGACGCGACCGCGCTGGGCGATTTGGTTGAGGCGGGGTTGCCGAATATTACGGGTACTCGTACAGGGCTTCTGGCAACCAATTGGGGCGTAGGCAATGGTGTATTCACCGGTTCACAATCTTCGACAGGGCTTCAAATAGGTTCGTCCGGGTCTGTTTTTGGGACTAATGGAACTGCTGCTTTTAGCGCTGCTAATTCTAATGCCATCTATGGCAATAGCGATACGGTGCAGCCCCAAAGCATAAAGGGTTTCATCTACATCGTGCTGGGCACGTTCCCGAAGTCGTCCGCCGTTGTCAATATGGACAACATCGCTACCGATTTGAACAGCAAGACGACAGCCGAGCAGGCGGCGCATGCGGCGATGCCAAGCACTACGAAGGTAGATTTGACTTTGCCGACGGCAACAGGACAGCTTTATACGATGCCTGCTGATGGTTATTTGACTTTCAGGGCGCGGGCTGATGCGGCAGGCGCGACTGTTTATGTTAGGGATACAGCCCTTGGTGATATGTACCTTGCTATCAGTACAGCATATGGCACAAACCAGAATATTTTTGTTACAATAGCAGTTTCTATTGGCAGTGAAATAGAGGTCCGTTATACCAGTTCTACTCCGTTGTCTCTTGTTTTTCGTTATTGCAACGGCAACGCTCATCTTGCATCCTAAATATAAACCCTCATAGGAGGTAATGATAATGGCTCGAAGAACTCCTGAACCCGTACAGATGTATCGCGGAACGACCGCGCAGCATTCGACATACACCGGTCCCGTTGGTGAGATCACCGTTGACGTTGATAAGGATACGCTTGTCGTGCATGACGGCACGACTCCCGGCGGGCATCCGCTCGCAAAAGCCGCTACGACCATTACGGCCAGCAACGGTATCAGCGTGACCTCCGGTGGCACTCTTGGCGCTAATACGGCTATTGCCGGTGTGGACGCTACGACCAGCGCCAAGGGTGTTGTGCAGGTGGGTGATAATATCACCGTGTCCTCCGGCACAATCTCCGTTAAACCGTGGGCCGACTCCGAAGCCGACCATACGAACATCAACGTGGCCGACTATCAGGAAGGCGCCATAATCGTCACTGATGAGCCTGTCACGGCAGGCGCCACCGCCGTCATCGCGGAGGTCGAGCAGACCGTCACCTCCAGCACCAACAAGGTGCCGTCGAGCAAGGCCGTTCAGGACGCCTTCAATGGCGCCGTTCCCGTCGGCACGATTATCTGGTCCGGCGCCGCTACCGTCCCCGCAGGCTACCTGCTCTGCAACGGCAGTGCCGTGGGCCGCACGACCTATCCTGAACTGTTCGCCGCCATCGGCACGACCTTCGGTCCGGGCGATGGAAGCACGACTTTCAACTTGCCCAACCTGATAGGCAAATTCATCGAGGGCGCAAATGCTGCTGGCACCGTGAAGGCGGCGGGGTTGCCGAATATTGAGGGAACATTGTGTTGGGTAGGATGTCAAACACTGACGAGTTTTAGGGGAGCAATATATGCAACCGGGCAAGACACTCCGGGATACTCACATTCTGGGAGTGGCTATACGTCACAAGAAGTTGGCTTCGACGCCTCCCGCTCCTCCGCTATCTACGGCAACAGCACCACCGTCCAACCCCCCGCAGTGACGGCGTTGCCCTGCATCAAGGCTTTCTCCGGCGTCATAGGCAGCGCAACCGTCGTCGCCGGTCAGCTTGTGAATGACATTCAGGGCAAGGTCAATCTTGACGGCAGCAACACTTCCAGCATCGGCTCTACGCTGTCAACCTTCATGGCCCATGCCGCGATGCCGAGCGGGCAGTATATCGACCTGACATTGCCTGCAAGCGGGGGAACGGTGACGGCGCCTGCGGATGGGTGGTTACAACTTTCCGGAAGAGCATCTAGCAATGTATGGCGTGAACTAGCTTTACTCAACCCTAATAATATATCATTACAATTTTATGTCTTTCCCGATGCTTGGGGTCATTGCCATATTCCAGTTTCTAAAAACAATGTAGTTACAGTTACTTATAGCACTGATTCGGCAAATACACTTCGTTTTTTCTATGCCAACGGCACTGCAACCGCCTAAAGGAGAAACATCATGTATGTAAGATATAACGCAGACAACTCCATCGCCGCTTCTGCCGATTGGCCTGCACCCGGCATGGTCAAGGTCGATTACGAAGTCGTGCGCGGCTATGACGGTCGCCTCTACAAAGAGGGCGAGTGCCCCGTCAAACCGCAGGAACAAATCGAGGCCGAAGCCTTCGCCGCACTCCGTGCTGAACGCGACAAGCGGCTGGCGGAGACTGACTACATGTTCACCTCTGACTATCCGCTGGACGAGACGAAGAAAGCTGCTTACACGGCCTATCGCCAAGCCCTCCGCGACCTTCCCGCCCAGCCCGGCGCTCCGTGGATTGATGGCGAGATTCCGTGGCCTGTGAAGCCCGAATAAGGAGAAAGACAATGAACGGAAAACAGTATCAGATACAGAACGGCACGCTTGTCGATATTACTCCGAAGATTGCCGCGCTTAACGGCGGCAAGGCATATACCGGCATTGACCCCGTTGTTATTGACAACGTGAATGACACCATCGCGCTTGCCGAAGCGTACACACCTCTTGGCGATACCATCTATGTTGCCACCACTGGTTCCGATACCAACGACGGCAAGACCGCCGCTACGGCTGTCAGGACTATTACGAAGGCGTTGGAAATTGCTAGGGGTGTATTCGCAGCCAATTCTGGTGCGACGGACCTTCGTACTATTTATAGGCTGGTGGATATAAGGATAGCTGCGGGAACTTACGCCGGTGATTTGAATACTTCCGGCCTGCGCGTTCAGATGACGCTTCTTGGGAATGTGACAGTAAACGGCGATTTCTTCGCATCGTCTGCTTCTGCTTGTATAATCACTGGAAATTATGCGTTTTCTGTTAATGGACAAGTTCTCGCGGACGGCACTACGTCTTTGCATTTTGGTTGCAAGACTGTAAATGTCGCTTATTCAGGTACGGATAATGCTTTAGTTTGCGGCGGTGGAGCATTTATATACGCTGACACTAATTGCACCAGCTTTACAATCACGGCAACAAATGCTGGACGCGCAATACAGTCTAACAGTTCAAGCCCTATAGTATTATCACCTACCGTTAATATTGTAGCAAACAATATAGATTCTTGTGTCGGCGTATATGAAGGTGGTTCAGTGCAATTTGAAGGTGCGCTGAATATAAGTGGTACAGGGTGTGTTCATCTATTTGATTTGAATAATAAGTCTTACATTACTCTTGGAAGTAATTTCACTGCTTCAGATATTGTGACAGGGATGGCTATATCCTGCTATGTAGGCTGCACTATAAAGAATTACGGCATAGCTAATTTTTATTCCAATACCAATGAGGTTGCTATAGTTCTTACTAATAATTGCTCGCTTATGAACTATGGCTCTATCACTGTAAACGGAAAATCTACTGCTTATGCTAACATTTATTGTGGGCCGAATAGCACATTCATGAACTATTTTGGTTCTTCCTTGACTATCAATAGTACAGTAGCACATACTTCCGCTGTGACAATAGAAGGTGGAACTTTGTGGTTTGACGGTTCTTCTTCTTTATCTATTTCAGGTTCTTATACAGGCGGAATTATTAGCTGCGGAATTAACGGTATTGTTGTAGTGGCTGCGAGTGTAACTGTTACAAATAATGCTACAGGCGCTCGTTATCATGTTAATTATGGTGGGCAAATATCTACTGTTGGTGCCGGAGCCTACCGTTTGCCCGGTTCCGCTGATGGATGGATTGATTCTGTTTCTTATGGATACTATTCGTAGTAAGGAGATATACCATGAATTTTCCTATCATTCCTACTGTCCATGCCGGTGCTATTGGGCCTATTCGTAAAATAGACCACTATACTCTCGACGATGGCCGCATCTGGTCCGTGGCCGAAGCGAAGTTCGTCACTGAAGTCCCTGAAGGCGGCGTTCCCGGCCCTTGCCCCGACGAGCAGGGCAAGAACTCTCTTGAGGGGCTGAAGGGCTGCCTCGACTTCTACGGCTACGAGAAGGGCGCGTTGGCTTGACATCGCCCTTCTTCGTCCATATAGTTGTTTACACACAGGGGAGCGGCGTCCTGCCGCTCCCGTAAAATCATAGGAGACTTATCATGGCTGAATATGCTTCCAAAGGCGTCGGCGTTGGTGGCCTTACGACCGGTATTATCGGTACTTCTCTTGCCGGACTACTTGCTCTGAACGGCGGCGATGGCGGCCTGCTTGGCGGCCTGCTTGGCGGTAATAATGGCAAGATGGCTGCTCTCATGGCTGAAAATACGCAGCTTAAAGCGCAGGTGTACACTGACGCTCAGGTGAAGGATGTCAATTCTGAAATCTGCGCTCTGCGTCAGGAAGTCACTCGTCAGGGAGCGGAGATTCAGTGCATCAATACCAAGCTCCCGCTTATGCAGGAGATTACCGACGGCAAGATTGCTCGTGTGGCCGACGCCGCCAACTGTGGTATCAGCAACCTTCAGTGCTCGTTGAACTGCTTGCAGCAGACGGTCAATGCCATAGTAAAGCCTTTCGTGCCTGCTTCTTCTGTGACTCCTATGCCGGCGCCCCTGCCCTTCCCGTTTGAACCCGTGATGAAAGCCACTGCCGAGCAGCCCACCACCGCCGCTTCCACGGGGGCATAAGCTATGAAACTTCCTCTTGCTAATCTTGGTGCAGTCGTTGCCAAATGGATGGATGAAGAGCTTGTTCCCAAGGCGACGGGGTGGCAAAAGGTTGTTACTGTCATGGCAGGTGTCGGCATTGCGAATAATGCGGCGGATCGTGTCAAGCAGTTCCTACCTGCAATGGTTATGCTTGGTTTCGCTGATAACGATGGCAATATAGATATTGAAGCGCTGCATTTTGCGGCGAAGCATGCGTTTGAAAAAACGGGCAAGATTGCCCTTCCCGGCGGTATTATTGTCGGAGAGGATGACGTTGAATCTATCATTGCCATTGCACGCAAGTTCGCTTCCGACAATACTCCGAAAGATTAAGGGAGAATGAATATGGGCTATGATTACTCCGGCTGGATGGAGAAGAAGGCCGACGAATCGAAAGAGTGGGCGTTGAAAACGCTTTCTCATATATTTGATGAGGCGGACAAGTCCTCCGGCCTTACCAGCGACGAGTTGGATGACGTGAAAGATTGCTGGACCATTCTTGCGATGGTAGAGGCGTATGAGCATCATCGTGAAGATGAGATTGCCGTCCGTGTGACTGGTCAGCCTGTGAAGTAACCACGCGGTCTGTCAGTAGACCTTTTCAGCCCGTTGCAGTAGCATTCTGTGACGGGCTTTTTGGTAAGGAGCGCAGGAAGTATGGAAGGTATCGTTCTTTCGCAGTTGCAATGGCCCAGTCTGGCGCAGGACTTGGCAGTTATGGCCGTTCCGGGGTCCCCTGTAGACGACCTTGAAATGATTTACCGGACCTATCATCTCACTGAAGAAGAGCTGAAGTCCATCATTCAAGTTCCGAAGTTTCAGTTGATGTTTAAGGATGCGCTTGCTGGTTTTAGAGCGCAGGGGAACAAGGCCGGTTCGGTCTATCGGGCGTTGACACTTTCTCATTCTCTGGCTGAAAAGCTCTATAAGGATGCCATGTCAACGATGGAACCGAAAGATGCAATTCGTCTTTTGGAACTTTTGATGAAGTCGTCGGGTATGCTTGATAAGGAAGCGATTGCGCAGGTCAATACGCAGGTCAATGTGGGTGTTTCGCTTCCATTGCCAAAAGGGCTTGAGAATAAGAAGCTCGCCCACTTGGAGGTAGGATAGTATGGAAATAGGATGGGGGCCGCGAATTGACGGTACGCAGAAAGGACCGGGGTTTGACGCTGCGTATCTTCCTAATGGCGATGTGATGACGGAGTTCTCTCTTGGCAATAGGAACTTCTTATATCCTTCCATTTATCAGGGTATAACGCCGTGGGATTTGCAGACATTGCAGAATGTGGCTTTGTACGGATACGACCCATTGCAATATGAAGTGTTCAATCGTGCGCGGAACATGGCCTTATTTCGTGCGAGTCAAGGGTTTTCCCCGTTCTGGACGCCTGAAGATGGTCAGCCCGGTATCCCCTATACGCCGATCCGCTGGTAGATTTAGAAAGATTTAGGCTATCGTCTAATTTTAGGAGCGCGTCTAAATGTCTTTTAATTATGTCATGTCCCCAACGGCTCGACTTTTTCACGAATCTGATAAGCCCGTCAAGATGATTTGCGGCCCATACGGTTCGGGGAAGTCTTGTACATGCGCCATTGATGTGCTGGCTTACGCATGCGCACAGAAGCCTGCGCCTGATAAGGTTCGATATACTCGTGTCGGAGTTATCCGTTCCACATATAATGAGTTGTTGACGACAACGCGCAAGTCTCTTATTGAAGTGCTCCCTCCGGAGTGTGGTACTATTACTTCCGGCGGTCTTTCACCACGCGGTTTGTACACGATACCACTGTCAGACGGTACCACTGTTCAGCTTGAGTTAAACCTGATAGCTTTGTTGTCGGTTGATGATTGCGAAAAACTCAAGTCTGTCAACTGGTCGTTCGCATGGATAAATGAAGCTACGGGTATCATTCCGGAAGTGTTCGGCACGGTACAGCAGCGTGTTTCGCGTTTTCCTCCGCAGGACCTTGGAGGCGTGTCATGGGGCGGCATTTTGATGGACTTCAACCAACCGGCGCATGGGTCGTGGCTGTTCAATCTTATGTCCGATCCTCCGAAGAATTATGCCGTGTTTCGTCAGCCTCCGGCGGCTTTCGAGAAAGAGGACGAGCATGGCGAGAAGATTTACGAAGTCAATCCGAATGCGGAGAACCTGCGGAACATAGGTGGTCGTGAAGAAGGCGACCCGGATACGTTTGAGTCGGAGGAAGCCTATGAGCAATATCTCATTGATAAAGGCATGCGGTACTACCGCAATCAGATTGATACGCAGCTTCGTCTCGGCCGGGTTGACATTGTTCGGAATCAGTATTGTATGCTTGATGTTCCTATTGTGGATGGCAAGCCTGTGTTCCCTATGTTTGACCCGGACAAGCACGTGGCTCATAGGCCGCTTGAACCTGTGCAGTTCACGCCTATTGTCATAGGATGCGATACTTCTGGCATTCATCCTGCTGCCGTCATTATGCAATTTCAGCATGGTAAATGGTGCATACTTGATGAGCTGTATGCCGACGGTGAGGGTCTTGAGAACTTTTTGAACGGTATGCTTGTGCCGATGCTTCGGCAGAAGTATTCGACATGCAAGCCTATCGCATCCTGTGATCCGGCGAATGCCCGCGATTCTTGGACCGGAATAACGCCGAAAGTACGGTTCGAGGAATTAGACATAGAGACTGCTCCCAGTTTTACCAATACGCCGAAGTCCCGCATTCAGGCTGTTGAACACATGCTGAATAAGGATGTGGGTGGCATTCTCGTGAGTCCGTCATGCGAGATGGTAGTTCGCGGTTTCGTGAGTGAGTACCGCTACAGGCGAATGAGAGCGTATGGAACGGACGGCGCCGTATATACGCCAACGCCTGATAAGAATGAGTATAGTCACTTGGCTGATGCGGTTCAGTATGCCTGTATGTATATACAAACGGCGCACGAATCGGAATCGGAGGATGTTCGGGAAGCCGCCCGGCGCTTATCTGAAAAGCGACGTACCTTGACACGGGTAGTCTGATTCCGTATGTATTGACAGTTTGATATGAGTAGCATAGGGTCAAAGTATGTCGGATGCGATAAATTGGCTTTCTGAAATACCGTCAGAGGATATTCCAAAAAAGGCAATAGACCCTCTAGGGGACGTTATACTTTCGCGCTTCAACGGCGCCGTGGCGTATCAGAGCGCAGAGCAGGTTAATGGTAAGCCCTTGCGGGATGTGCTTCTTGAATGTTGGGAGCAGCAGAACGGTGTCTTATCTTGTGAAGATGCGAAGCGTGCTGAAGCTCTTGGCGTCGATGCGTATGTCAATTTGACGGCGCTCAAGGCCAGTGTTGCAAATGCTTATCTTACGGATGCTATGACAAGCGGGACTTCCGCTTTGCCGTGGATAATTCAGCCGACCCCACGCCCTGACATATCGCCGGAATCTCGTGTTGAAGTTCTTGAGGAAGTCAAGAAAATGTTGTTCGCTGGGGAGTTCATGGGCGGCGGCGAGATTATTGATACCATACGGCAGCTCAAGCTGATGAAACGTCAGAAAGAGCAGCAGTTCGCTGAACGTGCGGCTCGTGAGATGGACCTGCTTTTTCAGGATCAATGTGCTGAAGGTGGTTTCCATCGGGCATTGAGAGACTTTTTGCAATATTTTCCGATCTATCCTTTCTCTGTTTTCGCCGGTCCATATATCACGCGGGCACCCCGTCTGGTCTGGGGAGAAAAGAAGCCCCGTATGGCGACTGAAGTGTTTCCGACGTTTCGCGCTATTTCTCCCTTCGATTTTGTCTACAGTCCTGACAGTCCTGATACCCAGCGTGGGACGTGCATTTTCACGCGCACGTTATGGACGCGCCGGCAACTGCTTGATGCCGCAAAGATGACTTCCTATATTCAGGACAATGTGTTGGAAGTTTTGAAAGATGCCGACCGTCAAGCCGATTTCAATTTGAACTGGCTTTCTCGCGCACCTGACGACTTGGAGCGTAATATTTCTCTTTGGAGTTCCAATGTTCGCCCGATCGAAGTGCTCACCCATTACGGTGTCATGTCCGGCAGGGAGCTTGAGAAATATAATGTGAAGGGTCTTGAGCGCACGGAGTTCTACAACTGTGAGATAGCGATGGCAGGCTATCGCGTTATTCAGGTGCGTGTCATGTCCGACCCGAAGATGCAGGTTCGCCCGGTGTTTACGGCGAGCTTTTATCGGACGGGTGGGGACAGGATTGCCGGTGATGGCATAGCGCAGCGCCTCCGCGATATAGAACGGGCGTATCATTCCTGCCTTATGTATCTTATGCGCAATGCCGCAAATGCCTCGGCGCCGATGTGCGAAGCTGACTATCGCCGCATCAAGAAGTACCTTTCTGACGAGGACATTGGTATGATTGTCCCCGGTACGATGTATATGGCGGACCCTGATGGTACGGGCGGTTCAAACCCTGCCATGAAGTTCTTTAATATTCCGTCTAACATTCCCGCCTACTCGCAGCTTATGGAGATGTTCATGCAGCTTGCGGACAGGGTGACGAACATACCTGCCGCGCTTCACGGTGAGGCCGTGGGCAGTGGTGCCATGCGGACTTTCCGTGGCATGTCACTGTTACAGGGTAACGCTACCAAGGCGTTGCATGCCGCAGTCGATAACATCTCTAATGGGGTATTTGACCCGCTCGGTCATTATTTGTATGATTTGAATATGATTTACGCAAAGGACCCGTCTGTTAAGGGTGATGCGCAAATCGTGACGAAGGGCAGCGAAGGTATTCTTCAGAAGGAGATGGAAAAGCAGTCGTCAATGGAGATACTTCAGTTGATGGGTGCTGTTGGTGCGCAGCTTGGGGGCATGATGAATATAGCCCCTGTCATAGCATGGAGCATTGAGAAGCTGCTTGGCGCTATGGAAGTCCCTGATGAGATTATTGATGCGATGAAACAGCCGGTCCCACAGATGGCACAGGGTGCTATGCCTGCTCCAACTGGTATAAGCGGGGGGAATCCGAATCCTAATCCAAATCCGGGTGCAGAAGAGGTAGGCGGAGGAATGTATGAAAGTTAGAATCCCTTTATGGGATACTCCGCGCCCTAAACCCGGTACGTTGGGATACAAGTTTTGCAAGTGGTTTTCTGATAATATAAATTGGTGTGAAGGCTATTATTATGGCACCGAGATTCCGAAGCCTGATAATAAGTTGTATAACATCATTTACAAATATTGGACATGGCCTTTCGTTAATCCCGGCTGCGAATGTTGTTCAGCGACGAGGGGCGTGATTTACGGAGCTATAGTAGGTTTTATTTTAGGGAGGCTGTTCTGATGTACCCGCTTTGGAGTGAGACGAACACGAGCTTGTATTCCAGCGTGTTCACAGTACCGACCGGTAAGGCGGCAATCCTGTTCGCCACCGGCCTTCTCCCGGAGAAGGTCAAAGTGTGCGCCGGGGAGTTCAAGACGAAGCAGACTGTTTGCGTAAGGCGGTTGCTGTTTGATTTTGAACCGACTGAATTTTCTGCCTATATGGTAGAGGGCTTGCCCTGCGGTGCCATTTTTGATATTGACAAAGTTAAGGCAGTCAATATTGTGGATGATATTGTTAGGACATGCGGGCTGCCTTGGCAGATGACAATGTGCAGGAACATAGCGTTAATCGGAGTTCCGGGTACATACCGCCTACAGCTTAATGATGCTACGGCCGTTGGCGAGGCGCAGGTTTATATGGAATTGGTGGATGCAAACGCAATTCCTTCACAAATTGAGAATCTTTTCTTTGCATAAGGAGATAAGCCATGAGCGGTGAATGCGGCGATAGCGGTATGCTTGAGGGTGGAATCATCAAAGATAGCACCATAATCAGCAGCACTGTAACTACGTCAAAGATTGAGGCCAGTGATTTTTCCGGCGGGTCTATTACCGCCCTTTCTGCGATGGACGCCGTGTCTGCTAAGACGGTACTGAATGCTCTCGTAGCGCTTGGTCCCGATCAGCTTGCTGCGCTTGGCCAGCTTTTGCTGTCTAGCGCTGCTGCTGTGCAGACGACGACTCCGCCTGTGACGGATGAGAGTTCTTCCCTGCCTACTACTGTGTATGGTTCCAGAACCGCTGGCATGGGTGCCCCTATTGCTTGGGGTAACATCGGCGGCTACGCAGTTCCTCTCTATACTAAGGGGGCTTAGTCATGGCTGACATCAATAAAGAGGAAGCTCCGAAGAAGGAAGTCAAGAAGGAAGAAGCACCTAAAAAGAAGCCTGAAGCGCAGAAGAAGGGCGAGCATTGGGGTGTTTTGTCTTTTCCGGGGTGGTAGATATGATGCGCATAGAGATGGTTTCTTTCGGGGTTGAGCGTGCGCCCGGTAAGGACTTATCTGATCCTGCTATGACGATGAAGCCTAATCCTATGGCGAATGAAACCGCTGAAGATTCTCGTCGGCGGATGATTGAAGCAAGGAATGAGGATCGTCTTTGGGAGGATGCGCGTAAGCGTTCCTGTCCTTGGAATGGCGCCGTTTACGCTGGTATCATGGATACAAGATACAAAGGAGAATAGTTATGGGATGCTCACGTTGTGGTCAGTCTCGGAATCAGCGGCCTACTCCGCCTCCTTCTATTAGTGGCAATCAGGTTCCTCGTCCCGGTTCCAAGCCTAGCAGTGGTATTCCTTCTACTCCCGTTGGCAATGCTATCAGCGGGCTAAAGTATGTACCCGGTAAGTAACGAGTTAAAGCTGCTTTTGAAGGATACTGCTGCGGCTAAAGTAATTACGTCGTGGCTTTATGACAAAAGGCAGGATGCGAAAGATTCTTATGAGCAGTTGGTGCAAGCTGCTATGTTCGATGACAGTAAGCTATCAAACATGCGTATAGCGTATGGCCGGTTTACAGTTATCGACGAATTGTATAATGAAGCGATAGATATTTCATCTATAAATACAGGAGCGTAAAATGTCACAGGCAGCGATGGTGCAGGAAACAAACTCAAGATTGCTTCCGGCGTTTAATAAGGCGCCGAGTAATCCATACAAGGAAATGGTTGATGAAGGGTTGAAACAGCAGGAAACTGACCCGCAGAGTTTGCCGGGTAATAATGATCCGGAGCCTACGGCGCCGCCCGCTGATGTTACGCCCCCTGAACCAAAGTTTACGCCTATTGATATGCCTACCCCTGATGCGGCGGCATGGATGCAGGCGATTGAACAGGAGCGGTTGAAAGCCGCGAATGAAGTTGCCGAAAAAGATAAGGTTATTGCCAATCTGCTTGAACAACAGAAAGAGTATGAAGCGTTGAAGCAGCAGATGGCGATGCAGAAAGCGGTCGCTGATAATGCCTTTGACAATCTCAATTCAGTTGATGCCGAAGATGCCAAGGCTATCAGTAATACCGTGCTGGCAGCTACGAATGCGGCGCTTGCTCCTTTGTATAAGGAACTTGAAGAGTCTCGTAAGCAGACCGCCGCGCAGTTTGCGCAGAATGCGCAGGCTGCTCGTGCAGCGCAGATTAACGAGTATAACAGACGAATCCTTGCGAAGCATCCTGACTACTTTGACTTAATGAACACAAAAGAGTACAGGGCTTTTATGTCCGGTAGGGATGGGCTTTCGTCAAAGTCCCGCGACCAGCGGGCTGCGGAAGAGTTCTTGGCGGGCAATACGGATTACGTTATTGATTTGCTGGACAGGTTGAAGGGAAAAACCCCTTCGACTGAACAGATACAGTCAGTGGCCCCTGTTCAGACGGCCCCTGCGGCGCCCACCCCAGAAAAGAAAGGGGACGAGCTGCTTGACTTGGGTACTTTGAACAGCTTGTATCAAATGCGGCAGATAACGCACGATGAGTATGTAAAACGACTCAAAGCATGGCGAGCCGCACAATCCAAGGAGTAACCCCTTATGCCTATGTTTCAAAGTGCAAGCGGTTATCCGGGGATGGAAGCCACCCCGTTGGCGCGTGTGGGGTACAGCAATGTTATCTTGTCGCGTGTCTACGAGGAAGATTGGCTCCCCCGTATTACCAGCAGCGAGCTGATTGAACCTGTTACGCAGTGCAATCAGATCATCCAGCTCATGCGTGCCCCTGAAGTCGGCCCCCTGCGCAGCTATCAGAAGAACCAGCAGCTTGTGCCAAATACAATCGGCACGGATGCCAAGTGTCTGACCATCTGCAATCTGGGCTATCAGGACATCAAGTTCGATCTTACGGATGTCAAACAGGCGTGTGATCGTTGGGCGCCCTTTGAGGAAAAGTTCCTTGAATCGCTCTATCAGTCTTACGTTGACAGCCAGCGCAAGTTCGTTCTTGGCCGCATGATGGCGCAGGTGTCTCCGATGACTTCGCTTGCCAATGCCGGTAGGCTGCATAACATCAACCTCGGCGCTCCCGGCGCCCCGGTTCATGTTACCCCGCAGAATCTTCCGGTACGGTTGGCTGAACTACAGCGCGTCCTGCTTGAGCAGAAGCGTTGGCGCGACGGTGAAATGTTCATCATCGTTCCGCCGCTGCTGCGCACCTACATTGCCATGTCGAACTACAGCAACTCCCTGTGGAGCTGCAACTGTGGTACGATTGTCAAGGGCATGTGGGATCAGCCGCTCTTTGGCTTCCAAGTCATCGAGTCCATCCACGTTCCCGTGCGTATGGATGCCTCCGGCGATCTGTCGTTCTACATTATCGCCGGTCATAAGGAAGCTACGGCTTATGCCTCGAACATCATTGAGAGCCGTCTGATTACTCAAGATGCCGACTACTTTGGTGTTCGCTATCAGTTCCTCGTGGCTTGGGGTGCGGAAGTTATCTATCCTGATGCTCTCGCAATGGGCTACTGGACTTTTGACGCTATCGCGTAAGGAGGAATGTCATGGCTGATGTTTTGATGTTTCGTGGCGGTAGCGCGGACTTTAAGGGTTGGTTCTGCGACGGTCAGTTTGCAGAGTTCAAGCCTCCGTTCAGCGCCCCGCACTATGATTACACGCCGCCTTTCGACTCTCATGCCGATGCGGCCTACGGGCAGGGCTATCTGAACCTCGTGTTTCCTCTGGTGCCTAACCTGAATGACACCTATGGCCACACTTGGCAGCAGCACGCCCTTAAAGGTATTAAAGCGGTTGGTGATGGAATCATCACGAACTGGGTTCCTCTGCGTTCCTATGTAGAGTCCCTTTATATCGAGTGCAACAAGATTGATGAGGACTACGCCGGTGTGACGTTGACGCCCTTCGCCAAGCGCGTCGTGTGGAACTTCACCACCAACCAGTTTGACTATGTGGCCAATGCTGCGTTCGATACGTTTGTGGCCGGTGGTACTGCTACGCAAATTTCCATCGGTGACACGACTGCCGCGCCGTACATTTTCGCAACCGCCGACACGCAGGCGAATAAGCTGGCTACGTTCGGGCACAATATTGTGACCTACGACGCCTCTGGTATTGCTACCGGCGGCTATGACAGCTATTTCGGTGGCGTTGTCATCGGTCTGAAGGTGGCAGCCGGCGATGCCGCGAAGATCGAGAATCTGTGGAAGGGTAACTTCGCTGTCTATCTGTCCGCTAAGATTCACGCCTTCGAGGCTCCGACGCAGATTGGCTAATAGTCAGATGGAGGTAAGTCATGGCTAATGTCGCTAACAGCATTGCCACTGGCCCTGCCTCAAAGGATACGGTTTCCGGGGGGAAGAAGTTCCCCCTGAAGCCGGCTCCGGGGCAGCCGGGCATCGGTTCTCAAGCCAAGCTCGGCACGTCCTCTGATGAGGCACACAGGAAGATACTTGCCATGAAGATGGGCAATCCCGGTAACTTCGACCGTGGCGGTGCAGAATCCACGTTTACGAAGTACCATGCCCCGACCGGCAAGGCATAATAACATTAAGGAGCGCGATCATGGGTGACTACGGACAGGTTTTTGCGTTTGATAATGAGGCTGAAAGGGTGAACTGGATGCGCTCTATGGGCGCGAAGAACGTAAACCCGCCGCTTGAGCATACCAAGTTTGTTCGTATCAAGGCCAATGGCCGGATATTGCCGTGGAACCCCCTTCTCGCAGACCAGACAGAACTTGTCGAGAATTGCGATAAGGACGGTAACACTGACAGGGCAGCTTGGGAGCAGGATATAATTGCTGATGAGCTTGACGCTATCAGTGAAGATGAGCAGCAGCTTATGGCGATGGAAAAGTCCCGTCGCACTGCGCAGATTCAGGCGGAGCAGCTTCAATCAGAGTACCGTGCAGAGGACGCTGTGAGTGTCGAACCCCGGCCAACGGAACTGCCGCCCGATATTGTCCCTTATGATCGTGTTCAAGAATTGGTATCCATGTTGGAGAAGTGATGCTTGTTTCCCAGATTGTCCATGACGTTTCCGTAGACCTGAATGATCAAGTTCCGGGCTACGAGTATACGCGCTGGACGCGGGAACAGCTTGCCTCTTATATTTCGGAGGCGCTGCTTCAACTTTCCGCGCTCCCAGAGATTCGCCGGTATTTCACAAAGCGGGTGATTATTCCGCTGGATGCCGGCTATGTGTGGCAGGGATCGTGCGGCGAGTGTACGCAGATTGTTCGTGTAATCGGGGAATCCAATTCAGCCGGTTCTCTGTTGCGGACGTTGCGCAGGCTTGAGGATGCCGAGGATAACACTTGGACCGGGGACGTAATGAATGCTCATTGCGCCCCGTCGCCCAAGGGTTACAGGATGACCGGATACACTGTGAACGCCACAGATTCATCTCAATTCATGGTGTTTCCTCCGGTCCCTTATGGTCAGCAGCGCTACGTTGTGGCCGAATGCTATAAGGAGCCTGACGGTACTAATATGATGACAGAAGTACCGGACAAGCTGCTTGCCATTGTCAAGCAATGGGTTCTGTATAGGGCTTTGATGGTGGACTCTGAAAACAGTCCGACTATTATTGGTGTTGCTGAACGGCACAATCAGACGTATTTCAAACTGATCGAAACCATGCTTTCTCTGGAAGCGTTGAAGGATAACGACGATGGCGCAGACAGAAGTGGTGTTCGAGGCGTTCCGCAACAGGCCCGTAAGTGACTTTTTTGAGGAGCTTCGGTTCGAGTTCCAGAATCTCCCCGACCAGCTTTTCCAATATTACCTTGTCAAAACAGCCCGCCACATGGCGAATGAGGGCGCTCTTATCCGCCGTCGCGCTGTCATTCATGCCAACCACTGTGTGACTCGCTATCTGCTTGAGTCGCCGGATGGCATGGAAATAAATAGTATTTTATCCATACATGCGCTCCCTTGCGGGGCTTGCACCGGGCATACGGTTATCAGATCATTCACTCCGCCGGAGCACGCTTGTTGTTGCGGGCGTGAGATTGCATGGTATGATGACTTTGAGCATGTCCTGCATGTGCAGAATCCCTACACTTTTGGGGAGTATTTCATATCCCTGTCCGTAACTCCGTCGAGGGATGCTTGCGAGCTTCCTACGGAGTTCTATGACGATTTTCTTGAGACATTGCTGCTCGGTACGAAGGCAAATATCTTATTGATACAGGGTCGCCCGTGGACGAATATGCAGCTTGGACAGGGATTCTATAATGAGTATTTGTCGCGCATTAAAGAAGAAGGGCTTGAGGTCGCTACTCATAAGATGCGTGGAGCGGTGAAGATTAACTTTGGGAGAGCGCTATGAAAGATTGCACGAAACGTATGACGCCTATCTGCAATGAGGTTCAGCACGAAGCCGAAGCGTCTGGCGAATGCCCAAAGTTCACAGCGCCGTTGCCGTTCGGCGGTGAAATCAGTTCTAATGGGCATTGTGTGAATTATATACCTCCGGCTGCTCCACCTGAAGATGGCACCTATGGCAAAGTGATTGTTAAGAATGGCGCTATCACCGGTGTGATGAATGAGGAAGTGCAGCAGTATACGTCCTCTCCATGCGCCCCAATTCCTACTCCCTGTGATTGTCAGGGGGAAGGGGGAAGCCTACCGCAGCCTTCGACTGTGAGTGGAAATATTTTTGGTTATGATGCTGCGAATCGTCCCTATGCTGTTCTTCATGCTGATGCTGGGGATGGTATTACTATTTCAGGGAATGGCACCGAAAGCAATCCGTTTGTAGTGGCAGCTAATCCTGAAGCTCTTACTGTTGCATTACGTTCAGGAAATACAGCTATAGCTGTGAGTGGTACAGGTAGCGGTGAGGACCCATTTGTTGTTACGCACAAGTCGAATGATGGTAGTCAGACAGTTAATGGGTATTCATTTGATACTTATGGACATTTTGTATCTTACACGAAGCCTTCTGACGAGGAAACAGCCCTACGTTCGTTGGTCGCCGGTTCAGGAATTAACATTCAACGAAACGGCGCGGTTGCTATAATAGCGCTTGCTGGTGCGGTTGGTTCCGGTGAGTATGTTCCGGATGGTGTGTATCGCCTTGGCGCGTGGGAGTTGAAGGTTACTGACAATCAGCTCGCGCATCTTGAGCGTGTGATAACAATACCAGAAACATCCTACAATATGGGTGGTTGGGTTGTATCAACCGATGAGTATGGTTCTATTACTGGTGTTGTTGAAGATGCACATGGTGTTGCTTTAAGTGGTAAGAGCATACGCATAGGTAATACGACTATTACTCCACCTGTATCTGCAACGATAAATCTTGGGCGCACGAGTGGTCTGCGTGTTACGGCTATTTGTAAAGGTTCCACAATGCCGTCTAATGTTTCCATTGCTATTGACGGCGCCACGATCACAACGGATGTAATGTTGAATCAGGCGCATGCGTTGAGCACTGCTATATACGGTGTCGGTAATCATACGGTTACGTTATCAGCTCCTTCGTCGTCATCGACGCCTGTAACAATTACCGGGCCATTGTATCTGGATATTCAGATGGTTGAGGTTGTGTGATGCAAGTCACGCTCTCGAATTTTGGCGGTATCATTCCGCGCCTGTCGGACCATAATCTCCCGGCTTTTGCAGCGTCGATTGCCCACGATGTTCGTTTACGAAACGGAAGGCTTGAGGCATGGCGAGAGTTGTGCCCGTTCGGAACTGTCGATGCGGAGAGCATGTCGTTCTATGTACGCGGCTGCTGTCTTATCGGGTGGCCTACCATTGTTCAGTATGCTGAAGTGGCGCCTGACTGGGGGCGTTTTTTCTTGACGGGGCGGACCGCTGATATTGAGACAGCAGTGGTTAATTGCGACTGCACTGTGGATTATTACAAGCTCGGTGTTCCTGCTCCTGTTTCACCGCCCGGTGTAAGCGGTACCGAACAGTGCGGTAGGGATTCGGATTCACGGTCGTATGTGTACACGTATGTCAATGAGTGGGGGGAGGAATCAGCGCCGTCGCCGCCAAGTAATCTGTTGACCATACGGGATGGTGACACTGTTACGATAACAGGCATAGCGTTACCACCTGACGGATATAATATTGTTGCTGCGAATATTTATCGCGCGTCCACGGGATTCCGTCAGACAAATGCCAAAGAGCAGAAACCGATAACGGAATACCTTTACGTTGCCACCGTAGAGTTCCCAAGTTCGACCTTTACGGATAATGTGAAGATTGTTGGTCTTGGCCCTGCACTTGAAACGCAGAAAGTTCGTATGCCTCCCGCTGGTATGGCGAACGTGTGCGCTATTGAGGGTGTTGTCCGGCTCGCTGGTACGACCCGTAATCAGGTCCATCTTTCAGAAAACTTTCAGCCGTGGAACTGGCCGGTAAAGTACGACCTTACTCTTGATAGCACTATCATTCACATGGGCTGTCTTGACCAGAAGCTCTATGTCACAACTGATACAGTGCCCTATGTTATCGACGTGTCAAGTTGTGAAGATATGAAATGTATTCCTGTCATGGATGTTGGCAAACCGCTTCCTGATATTGCTTGTAAGTATGCCAACGCCGCAATTGTGACACCTCACGGATACATATATTCCAGCCCTCTTGGCCTTATTCTCATAGACCCGAAAGCGCAATGGACTATTCTGACGAAGAATTGGTTCGGTGAAGAGGATTGGGCGATGGTCCATCCTGAAACAGTCCGCATGGCATACTGGGAAGGCTATCTTTTCATCGTGACGGATGCGGCAACGTTTCTTTTGAATATCAATGGCGACCCGTTCGGAGATATGCGTGGTTCTGAATTATGCACGCTATCTGATATGCCTGTCACACTGGCTACGTCGTCAACGGGTGACTTGTTTCTCTTGTTGAGTAATGGCGATGTGTTTGTATGGAACAAGGGAACCGAGTGGCGCGAGTTTTTATGGCGGAGCCGGGAGCTGACAGGCGGCAGGTCGACGGTTGATATGTCACCAGCGATTCCTGAAAATAAGGCGCCGTTGGGAAGCATGTGGTCTCCCGTGTCTGCAAAGATTCGTACCCAAGGCACGGAGTTTACCCTTATCACACCGTTGCAGAAAGAAGCATATAGGCGTAGTGTCGCTGATGAGAGGCCGTTCAGGTTGCCGAGAGTCGGGCGGCACATGTGGTATAAGGTGCAGTTCAGAGGGATACACCCGGTTGAGTTTTTCGATATGGGAACCTCTCATTATACAGTGAACTTTGGAGCGTAGCATGGGATATTTTATAGACATATTAGAAGCGAGCGACGATCAGAATGCTTCTATTGATAAGTTTGTTCGTGGTATAGCGCCTCTTTATCAGCGTTCTTGGGCGCAGGTAAAATCGAAATATTATCCGGGAAGAGCATTTGACCTTAATATTGTTGCCATAGCAGATATGTGGTATAAAGGGCAGCTTAAAGTTTTCGCCGCTGCCGATACGGATACTAAAGAACTAATAGGTTTTCTTGCTGGTGTAGTATATCGTCCGTTATATTTTGACGCTCGTTTATTTCACGTTCAGGATTGGTATGCGAACAATGATCCGAAGATGGAGCGGGATTTATTTGATTACATGGTTAAATCTATTCGCATACTTGGTTGTAATGAACTGTGGATACAGGAAGAAGCCGATCTTCTTTCTGTTGATATGGCGTCTTGGGAATCAAATGGGCAGTATGTTATGAAGAGGTATACAAGAAAGGGGTAAGTCATGCGCCCTGATGACTTCAAATGCTATGATAATCGCGGTACTACTGATACAGACCTCCGCACAATACTGAACTACATTCTTCAGGCTGCGGCTGTTGCTTCCGCCGCCGCGAATGCCGCGCAGGCTATTCAACTTGCGCAGAAAGAATGGGATTTGGCGAAGCGGTATTGGCGCATAACGCAGAACTGGATGGATTATTACCAGAACTCTTATGCACCTGTCGAAGATCAGGAAGTCCGTGAAGCGCTGTCATTGAAAGATGAAACCCCTATCTACGAAACGGCCCGTGGCCGCGCTCGCACTGTGGCTTGGCTTCAGTTTCGTGAGGCATTCCGCAGTGCCGTCCGTTGTACATCAAAGTATTGCACCGGACTTCGTAATGATATGCTCGCTGATTTGGCCTCTGCCCAGATGGACTCTGTGGCAATGGCTGATGGTCTTGGCTATCGCAATGAACGCGCTTATATAGAGGCTCGTTCAGATGAACGGTTTAAGCGTCAGTTTGAGACTGCCAAGCGCGGCCGGAATATGACAGCCGATTCGGTATCGTTTGCGAAAGCTGCGGCCAATATTTATGGGAATCTGTTCGATCAGGCGTGGGCGGGTCTTACAAATGCCGGGCAGTATCTTGGCTATTTCTTGAATAGAAATGATACAGCGTATCCGAACGAATACATGCAGGGTCGTCCCGCCTTCCAGCGCAATGCAAGTTCTGAAGCCGCTGTTGCCATACCCGCCGGTCCTGATCGTTCCTCGACGGCTTCGCAGATTAAGATGCGTGCGCTCGCCGCAGAAATTGCCGCAGGAGGTTAATCATGGCAGAATGTACATGCGCTGATCCGACTGCGGTTGCGCAGGCTATTCGTGATGCCAGTAGAGACCAGATTGATAGCCGCGAAGATACTATTGCTACTGAAGGTCCTATTGACCAGACGCTTTATGGCAGTAAACTGACCGGTCCGACCGGTGGCAGCGGTTCGCATGGGGCTATGGGTCCTATTCGGAATTGCCGATGGGCCGCTTCCGAAGTGACAGGCGCCGGAAATACATGGTATGCGCTTGCGCTACAAGCGGCTACTATGGCTATTCAAGCGCTTACTGCTGCTGCCCAAAGTGAAATTCAGGATATGCAGATGGACTTGGCCGATGGATACTATCAGCAGGCCAAGTACAAGTGGAATCGGTTCAACTCTGTTTACCGGCCTTTGGAGCAAAAACTTCTGGATGAGGTATCGAATACCCCTGTGCGTTCTTTAGATTGCGCCGGGGCAAAATCACGCGCTAGAACGTCTGTGGCATCGGCGTACTCTGCGGCTTCCGGATGGATGACAAGGGAAGCGCGAAAGATGCGGTTATGTGTTGACAGTTCCACTATTTCTTTGATGAACTACAGACGTTCGGTGATTGACGTTGATACTGAAAACTACAATCTGGTAGATGACCAGTGGTATACGGATTACAAGAATGACCAGCGCTGGAATCGCCGGAGTAACGTATTGAACCTTGGGCGCAATTTGAGTTCGGAAGTTTTGAATTATGGCAACGTCGCCAATGCGTTGCTTAATACGGTAAGCGGGCAGCTTGACAAAGCGGCTAATGCGGTTGTCACAGCGCTCGGATATTTCGGCGCTCGTAATGACACTGCGATGCCGAATACATATCTTGGCGGCACGCAAAGCGGGCTTGTGCAACTTGGTCCTACGTCTGTCGCGCAGAACGTGCAGAATATGAGCGGGATTGTGACGCAGATCGGGCAGTCGTTATAGGGAGATTAGGTTATGAATATATTAGGAGCTTTGGGCGCCGTGTCCCGTACTCTTCCGGGGTACTTGCAGGGCTTCCGTATGGCGCAGGCGGATAACTGGAACGATTTGAACCAGTACAATCAGGTCTGGAAAGGGCAGCTTGGCAACCTGTTTGATGAGGCCACGTTCACGCCTGCGGTTGATATGTATAACTCGAATGCCAGTATCGCCGGTTTGAACGCCTTGAATACAGCCGCCAATACCTATGTGAACTTTGCCAACCTGCCGGGCACTCTTACGCAGACCGCTGTGAATGGCGCATACGCCGGTCCGCTTGCTAACGTTATGAAGCAGGCGCAAATGCGCATGGCCGGACAGTTCGGGCAGGGCGGCGGCATGTTCGGCGGTATGGGCGGAATAGACCCTGCGGTTTTTCAAGAGTTTTTGAATTGGTACAGGAATAAGCAGGCGCAAGCTCCCAGCGGAGTCCAGTAATGCCCGGTCTAATGGGTCTATCACGGTATCAGGGAATGTGGGCGGACAGATTGCCTTCATTCTTCCTGCCGCAGCAACAGCAGAATCCTTTAATGCCGGATATGCAACCGTTTTCCCCGATGCGCCCGTCAGGACAAATGACGCCTTTTCAAAACTTCGGCGGCAATATGGCGGCGCTGGACACAGGGCCGGACTCTGCGATACCTCCTGAAATGGATGCGCTCTATCAAAGGGCGGCTGCTATGTATGGCGTACCTGTTGAAGAGCTTCGCGCTATCGGGTATATGGAAAGCAGGCATGGGCGCGACAAGAGCATAAGTTCCGCCGGTGCGGCCGGTCCAATGCAGCTCATGCCCGCAACGGCGCAGGAAGTTGGCGTTACAAACCGAATGGACCCAATGCAAAACGTCATGGGCGCCGCACGATACTATGCCAAGTTGCGAAGAATGTTCGGCGGAAACGTTGCGCATTCGCTCGCTGCTTACAATGCCGGACCGGGGCGCATACAGAATTGGCTTGCCGGCAGGGGTAAGCCTCTTGCGCAGGAAACGATAGATTATATGCGTAAAGCGCCACGAATGGCGAATTACTATAGGAGTATTTGAAATGGCAGTCATATCTTACAAGCGCCCTGATGGTGCCATAGTTGAAACAGACCCTAATTGGAGCGTTCCTGCTTTGCCTGCCTACACAGGCGGTACTGCCATAAATGCTATTCCTAACTCCACTATGTCGCTTCAACAGGCTGCTACTGTTCCTATGGTGAACGAAGGTGGAGCGATTATTCCTGCGCGTCCTATTTTGAATCGTCGCGGTCCGACGCAAGTTGCATGGGGTATTGATCCTATCAATGGTAGTGTATCCCCTATGGTCGGCGCCTATTCGGCGTATCCGCACGTTGTATACGCCCCGCAGTATCTTGGGGCTGCTGGACTTCTTGACGTGGTATCCCGCGCAGTTGCGAATAATCCCTATGCGCAGCAGGCTATGATGGTGGCGCGTTCTGGTGGCGGTGCTATCGGTGGAGGCGGTGGAATGGGCGGTGGCGGTGGCGTTGGAGGCGGCGCTGGCGGTGTCCCCAGTGGGCCAAGTGCGCAAGTAAAAACACAGCAGCAAAACTCAACGCCTACCGGCAACCGAGGTGTTCGTGCGAGGGACATTGATACTTACAGCGCTTATGATGCTGTTTCAAAAAATATCTTGGGACCTTTGGGTGATATGTCTAATTTACAGTCTTATCTAGGGACTGACTCTGACACCTTGTCAATGATTGCTGATTTGCTGCAAAGCAGCGATCCGGCTATACGGGAACAGGCAAAAGGACTTGCAGATGTTGCCGCGCAACAGGCTATAAATGATTATGAACAAGGGCAGGCTTTGACTCGTCAGTTCTATCATCCTGAAAGCGCAGACGCAGCTTTGTCTCGTTCCGGAGATATGACTGTTCGTAGCATGATGGAAAATAGACCTACTTATACTGACCCGCAGGCCATGATTGAGGAATATCGTAGGGCCAATATGAAGCAGGCGGAAACCGATGCGGCACAAGCTACTGATACAATGTCAAAGGCTTTAACAATGCTTGGTGTCGAAGGTGGGCTGGCCGCCGCTATTGCCCCCGCGCTTGCAAGAAGTGAGGCTATTCGTAGGTTAGGTATATACCCCGGTAGTCAGATGAAATTGGCGCGTCTTTTCGCTACGCCGTGGGGGAGAACAATATTAAGGCAGGCGCTCGCTGGTACAGGTTGGCTTACACTACCTATGCTTGGTTTAACCGCTATTGAAGCTGGTAGAGAAATGGGCATGGACCTTGAGAATTGGACTGACGACTCTATCATACCGGACTTTGAGTAATGACACAGACATTTGAAAGTTATCTTCAAGAAGTCGCCGGTTCGCCCGAAGCGGAGTTCGATGCCGCTATGGCCGCAGAGGCCGCACCGGTAGAGGAACAGATAGACCCGAACTATGCGGCAAACAATGAGCTGCTTATTGATGCGATGAACGAGGTTCTCGGTTCTTCAGAGGATGACAAACAGCTTCCGAACATATATGATGACCGCATCTTGGCACTGATTGACGCTGTAACCTTGGGGTAGGATATGCCTTGGCAAGTTCCGCACGTTGCTCCCAGCAATATTCAGATTCGTCCGCAGGATGAAGGAAAGCTCCTTTCTGAACTTATGCGCATGGCTCTCATGCAGCAGCGGTTCGCACGTGCGTCCGGCATAGGACGTGGCGCTTCCGGTATGGGCAAAGGGAGTGAGATGCTTATTCCCGATCCCGAACATCCGGGGCAATACAAATGGGAGTTCATACCGGGCGCTACTCCGAAAGAACGTGCATATAATGCTAGTATCATGCAACAGCAGCGAGCTATGGCTGCCATCGGCTCCGACAAGGATGTGCAGGAGCGGATGCGGGAAATCCAGTCGCTTGATAATGAAAGTGCGCGAAAAGAACTTGCCAAGCTCAAATCGGAGAAATTGAGCGAATATGCCGCCCGGTTTGGAATCAAGCCTGATGTTCTAAATAAGGTCGTGTTCGGAGCTACTGAAAGTAAGCTGCAACAGGACCTTGCGGAAATTAAGGACAGTGACGACCTTGGCGCTTTGTGGACTGCGGCGAAAAATATTGGTTCTCGTTTTCGTCAGATGGGCCGGAGTGCTTTTGCTTCTCCGGAGGAACGTCAGCAGATTGCCAAGGAAGAAGCCGAAATTCGTGCAAGGAACATTCAGGAAAACGCTTACCTCCGCGATCAGGCATTACGTCAGCAGTCTGGCGCATCTTACTTCGGTGAGAACATTACTGGTTCTGACGTTGGTAGTTTGCTTGGCGGCGCTGCACAGGCGGCGGAATCTCTCGGCTCAATGGCACTCCCCATTGTGGGTGGCGGTGTGGGCGGCCTCGCCGGCGGTCTTGTTGGTGGTCCCGCTGGCGCTCTTATCGGTGCATCCCTTGGCGCCGGTCTTGCCGGCTACCCTGTGGGGCAGCAAGAGTTCACAGAGGAACTTCAAGCTCGTGGTTTATCAGATCAGCAGCAAGTTGAGGCATTACGGGAAGGCGCTGAAAAAGCCGGTTGGACCGGCTTCGGAGTGAATGCTTTTGTTCCTCCTGTTATGCGTGGACTTGGCAGGGGCTTCCAACTTGCTCGTGGTGCCGTGGCTTCTCGTATGGCGCCCGGTGCGCTCCAATATATGATGACGCCTGCGATGGCGGAAAGTGCGATAGGAAAAGTTGCCAGTCCTGAAATAGCGGCGTTAGCCGGTGTGAAGGCCGCTGGACGCGGGCGCATTGGAAATTACATATATGGGCTTCCTGCGACGGCTGCTGATGTAAGCGCATTCACAGCGGCGAACCGTGCCCTTACGAATCTCAATCTGAATGAATCGGCCGGTATGAATATTCCGATAACGGAAGGCATCGGGGAAGAAATCCTCGGTGGCGCCGGCATGATTCCACTGTTCAATCTTGGTCGCGCTCGTGCCCGTCGCGTGTTTCCGTCCGCCGATGTGCCGCCTAAAGCATCCACTGATCCTGTTACGGGCGAACCGGCCGCACCGGCTGGATTCCAGCTTGGCCACGGCGCTTCGGCATATATGGATGCGTTTGGCAAGAAGAAAGGTTTTGCTCCTGCCCCGGCCGATCTGTTTAGCACGTGGGCGGGTTTTGGCCCGGAGTACACTGCTGATCGACTGCTTGACGAACTTCGCCGCCGCAACGTGCCGGCTGATTATATCAAACAGGTTGAGGACTATATCAATGCGCAACAAGCCCCCGCTCCGGCGCCGGCGCCTGCGCCTGCGCCTACACCTCAACCGACTCCGACACCTGCGCCGCAGCCGACTCCAACTCCGCAACCTAAACCTGCGCCTCAACCGACGCCTACGCCTTCCCCCACGCCGGGGCCAGTGCCTAAGCCCGTTCCTATCACGGCTCCGAAGCCCGCGCCCTCCGGTGTGGCTATAAATACGCTTCCTGATCATCTTTTTGGTCTGGTGAAAGGATGGCGTAAGCCGAAGAACGCCAGTGATTCTGCCGCGATGCAGAACAACGCTGCCATTTCGCAGCAGATATATGACGCTATTAAGGCTATAACTACAGACGAAAGAGAACTTCGTGCGTTACGCGCTGAAATTGATAATCAGGCGCCCGGTAAGAAACTTTCCAAAGATCAGGTAAGACAGATTCAGTCTGCGCTTGATGATGTCATTTCGGAACAAGATACGATGCTGAAGCTCAATCCGAATGACGCTCGTATGCCGAAGGCACAGGAAATACTTGCGCGTCACGAATTGAATCATACGCAGAAACAGGCGGAACTGGCAAAACTCGGATTGCGCGTTGATGAACTTGGTCGAATCGTTGAAACGGTTAAGTCTCGTCTTACGCCTAACGAGGGAGTTCTTTATCAAAAAGGTTCCTCTCAAGATAAACTTATTGTAGGAGCATTGAAGGATTTTCTTACTGGTAAAAGACGCGCTCTTTCTACTGTGGAAGCATCATATTTAGCGGGTGTGCGCGTTCCTATTACAAAGCTGTTCACTTTTGATGATAAGAGAATTGCCGACGCTCTAAAAGGTATAGATATTTTATTTGAGCGGTCTAAAGATGGCAGCGATGGTTGGACGGAACAAACAATTTCACGATCATCTACAAATCCAGATGCACCGCTTATAGCCAGACCAAAAAGTATCGGAGTTGATATTTTTAATGGACAAGCTGATATTGGCGCCACTATAGCGCATGAGATTCAGCATGTGCTTAATACAGTAGAAGAAGGAAATCGCTATTTACAAGTTGATAAGTTCAAAGGAATACCCGGAAAGTTTAAAGAAATACCTATTGACATAGCAAGATCAGATGTTCCTAAAGGGAAAATTCGGGACAAATGGCAGAAATATTACACAAGTGCGGATGAAGCCACAGCTAGAGCTTCTGGTAAACAGATGTATGAGAATAGAAATCCTATAGGCCCGCTATGGGTTTCCTCTCCTGCCATACTAAATACCCCTGTTAGAGTTCAAGGAAATATACTTTCTTCTTATCATCGGTATTGGGATATGTCCCGTCCATACAGAGAAGATTTAGTAAAACTTGGATTTTCAAAAGCTGAAGCCGATAGGATTGGTGTTCTTATTGCTGCGAATGCTGAAACTTTTGCGCCGTTGTATGGTATGCGACCTGAAGAATATTTGCAACGGCGTCTTTTCGGCTTTAAAGATTCCAATTTTGTACTACCAAGAGATGCTGGGCAATTAAATACATTACTAAAGGAACGTGGCGAACGCTTTGGAATTAAATACGACAAAGCTAGTGCTACTGACCCAAAAGAAATTCGCACAATAATAGATATTCTTTCGCCTAAAAAAGATGGAACTGGGCGAATGGAGGAAGCTCTTGACGGACTCGGTAAATACTTCCTCCGCAATTTAAAAGACGCATATTTCAAAGCCGCTACTGGTCAGATAAAAGATAGTGCGGCAGCGCAGCGTATTAAAGATATGCGCTATGCGCTTTCAAAAGAATACCGTGGCAAAGATTTTGAAAAAGCGTTCATAAAGGATTTCAAACAGTTCCTTGCTGACGGCAAGGTTGCCAACCCGGCGCTCAAGTCCACCTTTGAAAAGTTCAAAGAATGGCTGGTTAATATCTACAAGGCGTTGGTTGGTTCCGGTGTACGAGTCAATGATGATGTTCGTAATGTTATGAATCGCCTCGTATCGAGCGAGCGCGATATGCAAACGGAGCGTACCTATGGCAGACGAGGTGAGCAGGAGCGCGGCCAAAGCGTCCAACCAGATACCCGGATGGGAGAATCTGGACTCGAAGGAACAGAAAGAACTGCTCCGGCAGATACTACAGAAGGTCGCACAATGGCAACCGATTCCGCCGAAACTGCTGACACCGCTGCCGTCCGCGATGCTGGACAAGTTACTGCGGGTGATACAGCAGTTGAAAGCGGAAGGGATGGCCGGAGCGCATCACAGGTCCTCGGAGAGAATGAAAAGATTGCTCCAAATGTTGAGAGTGAGAGGCTTGACGCCGGGCGAGAAGCCGACCGCAGACGACTTGCTGAAGGTGAACCCGGCAGGCCCGCAGATACTCGCGCAGGAAGCATTGAACGTGAAGGCATCGGAAGCGAGAGCCGGGGCTTTGATGACTCGGAGTCTCGCGCAGGCGAGTTCGCCAGTCTCCGGGCTTTAGCCGAAGATCGTGCGCGTTATGTTGTCCCCGGTGAAACCGTTGAGGTTACTACCCCGTATACAGAAACGCTTACAGCTATGAGCGAGATTCCTGATAGCCTGTTTGCAAAGTTGACAGATGACGGTATGCTTACGTTGGCGGCTGACAAGGCATACGGTCTCTTGGAAAAAGAGCTTTTAGGTGAAAAGCTATCCCCGGCTGATAAAGTTACCCTTGAGGAACTGCATGCCAATGGCGTGCAACCCCTTCCGGATGCCATGCGTGCCGATCTTAATACCTACGTCGAGCAGGGGCGCGGTATGGGAATGGAAGTTTCCGAACAGGGCTTGCTGGATGCGCAACAGACCCACGAACGTAACGTGAATAAGCTGCTTGAAAATGGCGCGAGGTGCAGAGCATGAGCCAGTGCATGAATGATAATGAGCTGGACACATTAAGTAGGTCTGTCCATGCCAACGGGCGCGACATAGATTCGCTTTCACCCCGTCGCAATAATACTGAAGCTGAAGTTGTCACTGACATGTACGACTCCGCCGAGCGTATGGCGAGGGCGAAACAGGTTGAGTCTATCAATGCGGAGTTACCAAGCGATCCCGGTCCGGCCCCTGCGACTGATAGCGGTACGCAACAGGCAGTCACACAGGCAGCAAATGCTCTTCAACGTTGGGCCAAAGATTCCTCCGATTGGTGGAAGCGGAATCTTCAGAAATGGGAAGATGACATTGTTCGTTTTGGCGGTACCAGCTATAATGAAGCATCGAAGTATTTGAACATTGTTAATGGAATCTATCGAGTCTTTCAGGATAAAGCTGCCAAGCTCTACAAGTTCGGACAGGTATTCGCCGGTACCGATGCGGCCAATTCCAACAATAACCTGTTTATTGCGCCCTTACTCAAGGGCCAGCGGATGCACAGCGGTCTCAACCAGCAATTCTTGGGCTGGATGACAGAGCTTTATACGGAGCCTCTGCGGGAAATCTCCCGTCGCACAGGAAAGGACTTGCGCGAACTGATGACGATGGTAGGGCATTACGCTTCTGCTCGTCACGCTATGGAGCGCAACCCTATCCTGCGGCAACGTTGGGAGGGAGAACTACTTGCTGAAAAGCAGATGGCGAATCCCGATGAAGCGCGAATCAAAGAACTTGAGAATAACATTGCCAACTACGACAAGTATATTGATGCTGCTGATCCGCCGCCGGAAGTAGCTCATGCCGGTTATACGAACTGGCAGGCTGAAAAGCAGATGCAGTCCATAATGAAAAACACCGGTATGACCCGTGAAGAACTTGAGGCTTCGGCCGACAATCTTTGCAAGGTCTATCAGCGTATTCAGGACTTCCGCGCCAAGAACGGTCTGCTTGGTAATGCGAAGGACTTTCCAGAGTTCAATGAGGCGCATTACGTCCCGCTTCTGCTTGAGAAAGATAACCTTTCTTATGCCATCAATGACACGCATATCTACAATCCCCGCCGGTTCTACCGTTTCGATGGTATGACCGGTATGCCCGATAGCGCGTTCACGTCCATACTGAATTACATGAAGCGCACGGCAAGCGAGGTTGCCTACGAAGATACCGGGCGTGCTATGGTTATCATGGCGCAGAAGGCTTTTGGTAAAGATATTCGCTATTCTGATATTCCTATCAATACGGAAGAGGCGGCATCAAACGGTCTGCGCATGATAGACTATGACAAGGCCGTGGCACAGATGAATCATGGCGATGATTACGTCAAGCGCATGGTCAACGCCTATATGAATAGCGAGCGTGGCGGCGGCCTTGTCGTGAAGGTTCCAAAGATTGACCGTGAGACCGGCGAAGTCAACGGCGTTCGACGGGTGCTTGTGCAATGGGATATAAATTGGGAGGACCCCGTGAACGGGTTCACCGGTGCGGAGCTTAACTCTGCGCTCATGCACAACGTTCGCAAGGGCAGCGATCTCAATATGCTCGCCAAGGCCACAGGTTTCGTCGGGCAATTCTATACTCGTCTCAATCCTGCATTCTCCCCTGTCAATACTATCCGTGATACCATTGAGCGCGGATCGAACCTTATGGGCATGGAGCTATTCGGTGAGAACGGTGAACGTATCAACGGCAGCTCCATAATGACGCGCTATATGGCGGCGCTACCGGAAGCTGCGCAGCTTTTGCGCCAATGGAAAAATGGTACCCTTGTCGAAGGTTCCCCCGGTTGGCAGTTCATTCAAGATTATGTTCAGGATGGTCTGCATCAGGAATATACTCGCGGTGTGAATATGCAGCGCGTCGGTGCTCGTGAGCTTTTCACTGATACTGTCAAGCAGAGACATTCATCCGCCGCAGAAATTATGAATAATCCGAAGCTGCTGGGTACCAAGAAGGCTATTCAGGCGATGGGAGAGCAGGGAGCAAAAGCGCTCAAGGTTCTTGATGAGCACTGGAATGATGTTTTCAACAATATCGCTCCGCTGGCGGAATACATGGCGATGCGTAAGGCAGGCGTGGAACGCAACTCGGCAGCAAACGCTGTGCTTTCGCAGATGAATCTGTACCAAACTGGCGAGCTGACGAAGTTCATGCAATCTCTTTTTCCGTTCGTGAAGCCCAGCGTCCAGTCTTTTACAGCCGCGATGCGAACGATAGGCAGTACGGATGCGAGCGGAAAGTTCCGGTTGAACAAGCGTGGTATCGCTGGCATCGTCGGTATGACCGGGGCGTATATGCTCCTGTCCCAGCTCTCCCGTTCCAGCCTTGGCACCGATCCGGAGACCGGGATTGACCGGTTTGACCAGCTCTCCATCGACGAACTGCAACGCGGCCTTCCGGTTGGTATTGACGGCGGCAAGGCATTCATCCGATTCCCCACGGGCTATGGTCTCATTCAGCCTATTATTGCTATGGTGGTAGGTACAGATCGTGCCAAACGCGGAATAGGAACGGCGGAAGAGGCCGCCGCCGAAACAATGTTCAGCATGGTGAAGAACGCCATGCCGGCGAACTGGCCACAGTTCAGCATCAAGGACAATCCGCTGGCATGGATAGCGCAAGCATTTACTCCGACGATTGCGCAGCCGTTCGTCGAGCCGACGTTCCGCGTGGATCGCTATGGGCGCCCCATTACGTATGCTGACCCCAGTGGTCCGAAAGCGATGGCCATACAGGGTGGAAAGAACGTTCCGAAGGCGTATCACACTGCGGCGAAAGATGTGCTTAAATACACCGGGTTCGATATGGCCCCGGAGCAGTACCGCTCTCTTACCCGTGGAATGTTCATTGGCCCGCTGCGGGTAATAACGGGTATCATGGAGGATTCCCCGGTTGCTCGTGCGTCCCGTTCGGAGTCCGCTTCACAGACGCTCGGCCCTTACTGGACCGCCTTGGGCGCTTCTCTCCTGTACGGCAATACCTACGACACCGGTAAGGCCATGTTCTATAATGCGTTGGATGCCTACAACCGTCGCATCCGTCGAAGCGGTATTGAGATTACCAGTAAGGAATACGGGAACGACAGGGATAAGAAAGAGGCGTTCCTGCGCGAGCGGCTTCCGCAAGCCGGGTTCAATGAGAAAGACATCGAGGACTATCTTCGACTTGACAGAGCTATGGCAGACATACGAAGATACAACCGCACTTCGTCTGATACTATTATGCCACTCTGGCAAGAAGATGACAGTACGGGATTGAAGGAAGCTCTCGAAGGCTATGCCAGAGATACGGGCGCCATGTATGACGAAGCTGTGAACGGTCTCAATTTCTACAAGGGTATTCAACGATGATTGTCCAGCTCTACCCTGACATCGCTAGACTTGCGGTCCGCATTCGTAATACCAAGACGCATAATTTTGTTTCGTCATGGCAGGATGTTCAACTTGTGATTCAACCCGGTCAGCTCGGTTGCGACTGTCCTCCGAATGGTTCTCCTTGGATATTGACCGGTTGCTGGCCGGGGAAAATCACAGGCGTTGACATTGCCAACTTTCGATTGGACTTCCCTGCTATTATCATTCCTGCGCTTGAACGGGATGCTGACGGGCGAATCGTGTTTGCCTTGGACGAAAGAGTGCATTCGCTTCCTCCGGGCCGCTATACGGGACTGGTACGATTTTTACCCCACTCCGATAAGCCGTTCAACCTTCTCCCCTTGCCACCTGAAGGGTCCGTAGAACTGGGCGGTAAAGTCGTCATCCCACCTGAATATGCGGCGGGGGCGAGGGACTGCCCGATTGACTTCCCCAGCCCACCGCCTCCGCCGCTCCCGCCTGTGTGCTGCGTACTCGGTGTGTTCGATATAGACTTTGGACCTGATTGCAGGGACCACATGATTGACCAAGCAGCCAGTACGTTTGTTTTGAACGTCTGCAATGAGGAAATATAAATGATAATGCCGCAGGCTCTTCAAACATATATTGGTTATGGAAACCAAGTACCTTCTATAATGCAAGCAAATCCAGCAATGGGCGCATTACAAATGGTAAGTAGTTATGTTCCACAGGTATTAGGTACTATGCCATTTATGGGCCTTTTGCAAATGCCAGATATGTTAAGCTCAATAAGTAATTATACTAATGCTTACAGAAATCCCTATATGTTTGACGATATGCCTGATAAACTAGACAATTATACTTATGCTAACGGTATGCCTGCGAATGTTCCGCGATTATTTAGTAGTCATACTCCATACGACCCATATATGTATGATGTACCAGATAAATTAGATGATGAACCTGTGCGTCCACAGCAACAATTCAGAATCAATCCTCCTTATTTCTATGATACGCCAGATAAATTAGATAATACAACTTATGTTGGCGACGTGCCTGACAAACTTTAGTAGAGGAAATATAAATGGCAATTCATAAAGACAAGACGTGCGGTTGTTCGTACTTCCCCGTGTTCGGCCTGCCTGTCGGCGCAACTGACGGGCAGACTCTCATTTATGACAGCACTTCCCCGCTGCGATTGAAATGGGGTGACAGTCTCAAGGGAGACAAGGGCGACCGGGGCGAACCGGGTCTGCCCGGTGAACAGGGGCCGCAGGGTCTACAGGGTATTCAGGGTCCCGTCGGGCCGCAGGGCATCCGTGGCGAGCGCGGACTTCAGGGACCGCAGGGTGAAGTCGGGCCTATCGGTCTTACCGGGCCGCAAGGCGAGCGTGGTCCCCGTGGCGAGCAGGGCATACAGGGTCCGCAGGGCGAAGTCGGCCCTGAAGGACCGCAGGGTAAGCGCGGTCTGATGGGTCCACAAGGCGAACGGGGCGAACGTGGCCCGCAGGGTCCGGCCGGTCCAATAGGCGCCACCGGTCCGCAGGGTCCGCAGGGTCCGCAGGGCGAGCAAGGACCGCAAGGACTTGAGGGACCGCAAGGATTGCAAGGCATTCAAGGGCCGAAGGGCGAACAGGGCGTGCCGGGGCCACAAGGTCCCAAAGGTGACACCGGTCCCATGCCGGACATGACTGCGTATAATGCGGCTCTCGCGTCGCTTGAGGCTCGCGTTGCTGCTTTGGAAGCACAGATAGGAGGATAACATGGCTCTTGTTACCGAGTTCTTTTCCGCGTCAACGTCTGAAAAAATGGAAGCGACGGACGTATATCTTCCCCTGTCTGAATCCGCCAAGGCTGATCTGCTGACACTGCTTGGCAATGAGGGCAAGTATGTTTTTCTCACGCTCAAGGATGAAGTGAATCTTGAGACTGTTAAGGCAACAGTCAGCGGTGATACTATTATTCTTGAACGCGGGCTTGAGGGTACCGAAGCGGTCCTGCACCCTCTTGGCACCTGCGTTGTTTCTGTCAGTCCCACCATTATGGCCGCTATCAAGGATATGGTTTGCAACTATCAATGCTGTGAGGGTGGGTGCGCGGTTGAACCGGTGGCATTTGACAGCGCCTATCTACCGGCTTCGTATGTCGGGAAGGCTTGGGAAGGCATCTTACGGTTCACAGGGTCGTCCCCGATGAAACTTGGCATTGCGAATCCGCCTGCATGGATGACGGTTGTACAGGTGAAGAACGAGATTCAGATGTCCGGTACTCCGACTGAAGCCGGGCAGCTTTCTCTCGGCGCGTTCGGCGTGAACGGTGACGGTACCAATTCTGTCACAAAGGAAGTTCTGCTGACTGTCGCAGAATAGTTCTTGTCGGAACTGCACCTCTGACAAGAATACCCCCCGGTGGCGTGCGCTCCCTACCGGGGGGATTTTTATCAGCAGAGTATTACTCCTCCGGGTGTTTCTCCGTCGCCTACATAAAGGCAGTCCCTATCTACATCAAAAAGTAATTCACCAATAGAATAAATCACTTTCTCACTTCGGGGTATTCCTACCATAGTTCTCCCATGACCCCAAGTGAGTCCACGGTTAAACTCTACTCCATGTAGTCCATAGCGCGTGAATAAAATAAAAGCTCTTGCCGAGGGTATTCTATGTCCGCCCGTTTCTCCTTCCATATATTCTCTAAGGCACCAGTTATCAGTATCAAATACAATTTCATGGTTGAATTTTCCCACATAAGAATCTAAAACCTTCGCACTACCACGAAATAATTGTACTGTAGGTTCCTTGGGTATAGGGTCTTTAATGAAAAAGTCTAACATGTCTACGCTCCTTTGACAAGAATACCCCCCGGTGGCATGCGCTCCCTACCGGGGGGATTTTTCATAATAGGACTAGCCTGCCTTTAATATCACCAGCACTTTCTGCTACAGCAATTTTGTAAGTATCGTTCTCACTGTAGCTGACAAGAACAGATGGCGCGTTTGCAGTCCCGCCTTGTTTTCCAGTGACATAGTAAAACTGTAACCTTCCAAGAAAAAAGAATACTGAATGCGCTTTCTGCCAGATTGTTTTATGAAATCCTTTCGTCTCTGTCCGTGCGAATATCAGGGCTATTCCGTCTCTGTGTTCTGACAAGCGTTCCATCCATGTAAATGTCTGCTTTCCATAGGGAGGGTTCAACCATACGCGCCCTTCCCACGGTTTCGATAATCCATCGTCTAGCTCCGTATAATGTTTCGCCGCCATATCCCAAGGGCGATTCACAGGCGCACAGGGGTCAAGGTCAAACGGACCAAGCGCTTTGATAATTTCAGGTGGAGTAAGCCAGACTTCTGAATTGCCTGTGTTGGTATTGAAGTTTTTCATTTCAATTCTTCCGGTTGAACCGGTATCACCGGTGAATACCCAAGCTGATGCAACGTGTTACTGTTGAGATACCAGCAAGACACATAGGGCGTATGCATCCATTCGATACCCGACCACATGCTCACTCGTGCCGTAGTCATATCGAGTCCAAATGCCTTCAGTTCAGACTTCATCGTGCGGGGCGATAGCCGGTGTTCCCGACACCACTCATTGAAATCAGAAGCCGTGAAATATAGTTCCTCCGATTCGACTTCATACCGTACCGTACAGTTCCGTTGCGGTCTGCATATCAGATATTTGTCGGGCATCCCTGCCTGCGGGCATCGTCCATGTTCCTTCACCCTGCGCTTGTGAGATGCCACCACTATCGTATTGAGCTGACGGTCCATGAGATACTGCGACAACGCATCCACTGGATTATACCGCAAGTCCTTCGTGGCGGTCCTGTTCGCCGGTACCAGTTCATCCAGTACCCATTGCTCAAGCGCATCCATGTCATAGTCGAGCAGGTCGAACTCAACCGCCCAGCGCCCGGCTTGCAATCCCATCGCAATCAGGTGGGACATGTACCGCTCTTCCTGCGAGAACTTGTGCTTATGAATCCAGTGCGTAACCGTCTGTGAAAGAGTCAGTATGCGCTCCCCCCTCCGGAGAAGCTGGTAAAGAAACTCCTGTCCCGCCAGTCCGTAATTTGTCCGGGCGACTGCCATCACCGTATCAACGAGCTTTTGCAGGACAGGATGATCGACCTTATGGAAATCGCATTCCAGCTCTACGACACGGAGCAACGTTGCATCGGAGTCGCCGGCGCGTCTGGCAATGGCTTCTTTGAAGGACTTGTTCGCCGTTGTCATTGTTATTGTGGACCAGTTGCCCTGTGTCAGCAGCTCCGCACCGGATGAGGCCGACTTCTCCTTGTCGTTGCCATTGATAAGGGTATAAGCAAGCGAGAACATGTCCTCATCGGTAACGTCCGTAACTTCATCCATCGTGGCAGGTATGTTATTCCACTTTGAGAGCTTGAGGCATCGGGTAGTAACGCTTGCCCGGCGGTCAAAGAAAGACTGCATCGGGTCCCCCCAGACCGAGGCGATATTCCTAAGCAGTTCCGATTTGCCCCGGCCTGACTTGCCGTACAGGCTGAACAAACCATTACGGGCTTCATTGAGTACGAACTTCATCAAAGGCGCGGCGAAGGACAGGCACATTGCGAACTGCCCCGCTTTCTGATCCAGCACACGGTAGAGCTTTGGCACCATCTTCCAGTTTTCAAGAGTGCCCTTCGTATTGAATACCAGATCAGCCATGCCTGCCATTTTTCCGTGTATCTTGACGGGCTTGAGACCTTCAGGTGTAACGCCGCGCTGCCCGATGACAAAACAAGGCAGAGGCTCCCTGTCCTTCATGTCATATTTTGTCCATCCGAACCTGTCCCGTGTCGGGACTTCCTTGGCTGCAACCGTATTCACCACTGATTCAAGATAGGCGTTCATAAAATCTCCGAACATCTTTGGCGTAACCAAGTTGGACTTTGGGAAGATATTGTATTGTTGCATCCACGTCGCAATAGCACCGCTCTTGGTATGATCACTGATAACGTACCGCGCTTCCGTATGCTGCCCCGTTGGATATATCAGCTCGAACACGTGCGTCCGCTGCGGCTGCTCATTATCACCGACATACTTCTCACTGCGCTTGTAGTACATCTGCACGTCTGTCATGTGGATTATCTTGTCAGTCCATTCCCCGGTTAACGCATCCTGTTCTTTTGATACGCGCAATATCCCCCGTTCATCTACTTTGAAACTCTTGTGATTTATCGGTATTAACTTGTCGTCCCATTCGATTTCAGGGTTCAACGGTCCATCAACGATTTCAGGATCGGGTCTTTCGGATGATAATACGCTTCCTTCAACGCCCTTGCGATCCAGTTCGATAGGAGAGGTAAGCAGCTCACGATACCGGCAAGCATCACAGAGGCCGGGGTTGGCAGCTCTGAATGTATTGCATCGAGCAGGCGCAGATTCACGCGCTGACGCAAACGCCTTGTCAACGGCCGCCGCGTCATATTTTTCAGGGCAAAACTTCGACAGTTCGTGCGCCGCATCATAGCCTCCCTTGCAGCTTTTGAGTACCGTTATTGCGAGGAACCATTGCTGGTATCCACCCCATGCCATCGAACATATCTGCGGACAATGCTTCGCCACTTTATACGGATCGGCCGTCGGCTCCTGCGGCCCCATGCCGACAAGCGCCGCCATGCTATCGGTAGTAAGCACAGCCGGCGGCTGTGGAATCGAGACGGGTGAAACGGTCACACCGGGCATAAGGTCGAGCAAGCGCTTACCAAACTCATAGGCGTTATAGATTTCGCCCTTCGCCAGTATCTCCACCGTACTGCCTGATGACTGATGCCGAGTGCCCGGCATGCGGAGTATGGATGCCGCATCTTCCGCACGGGGAGGGTCAATGTCCAGCTTATGCTTGAGACATAATTTGTGGAATAAGTTGGCAAGCTGTTTCCATGTGGGAATGTCAATGCACTTGTCAAGCGCCCAGTAAACATGAAGTCCGACGCCAGACTTGATAACGTATGTAGGCTTGAGACCGGTATCCTGACGAAACTGAACGAGCGCGGCGAGCGCTTGATCGAACGTCTTGTACTGACAGTTCGGCTTGCCCACGTCTATGTCCGCCCATAGGGACTTCGCCTGCAAGGCATTGATAGCCTTGCGCCCCACGGTCGCGTCCCTGTAAGAACACAATCCCATATAGGCGTTGTAGCCTTGCCGGCTGTACCGGTTGCAGATGTCGATAAGTTTTGGCAGGGAGTCCGGGGGTTCCGTGATGACAGGCGGCTTGGCCGTCTTGTTGATGCCCACGGCGAAGTAGGCTCCGTCAACCATGCCGGGCAGCATTGACGCTGGCAGGGGCGGGAGGATTGTCTGAAGAAACTCTAAAGTGTCGAACATTGGCGGCCCTTTGGTTTGCCCACACTGGCGATGTGTGCTGTTGCTCTATCATAAGAAGGCGGAAAAGTCGCCTCCGCCCTCAAGCAAGGGCCTTACTTGTGGGCGGCATTCCCGCCTTCTTATGATGAAGCAACATGGTTCGCAGGGGGAGAGGGCTTGGGCTTTCTCTGCAAGAAACCTGTACCGGTTCGTCCCCCTGCGAAAAGTGAATGTACGCTACTCCATGAGATTTGACAACATGTTCGTCACACTGTTTGCAATGCCGGCCTTCGGAGCTTCAGCGGGCGCGGCCACCGGGGCGGCGCCTGTCCCGTTCAGGATAGCATTGGCGGCAGAGAGCATGCCGTCATTCGTAGCCGGGGCAGCGGGCTTTGGAGCGCCCTGCCCGACAATGGCCTGCGCCTGTGCGAGCAGGTCATTCACGGGCGCCGTTGCTGTCTGCCCGGTTGCTTGCGATGTGATTGTTACTGTGTTCTTTTGCTCCGGCGGAACAGCAGTAGTACCGGCGTTTGGCACATAGCCAACCGGGCCTGATGGAGCAGCCGGAGCAGGCTGCGGAGTGGGAGTAGCGAACTGTTGCGTCGGGAAGGAAGGCGCTGCGGTTGGGACAGATGCCACACCGGATGCCGCGCCCTCATAGTCCAGACGTTCACGAATCTCAAGCATGCTACGAGTATTCGCATCCATAGCGCAATCATAGACCGCCTGAATCTCCGCACCGGACATGAACACGAGATTGCCCTGCTGGTCCACCTGCGGGCGGAAGTTCACGACGCCGCGAGGGGCGGACTGGTCAGGAAGAATTTGCACATAGAACATCATCGGGGTGACAGTGATACCGTTACCACTGTACTTTCTGCACACATCCTGCAAACCGGAGAGCTTGTACTGGTTCTGCGCGGGAAGTCCCTTGCCCCACAGGCTCATTGAAGTAAGGTCCATAATGTAGGGCTTTTCCAATTCGAGATACATCTGTCCGTTGGTATCGGTACGGAGAAGGGCAAACGCCGCCCGGCGGCAAATGGAAAACGCCCATGCTTCCCGCCCGTTGCGATTGATCTTCTTATGGAACTGTTCGGGAAGCGCCGGAGGAAACGTGTCCATAGTCGGCATCTTCCACACGAGATCAGGCTGCTCCGGTTCCATACCGGGCTTGTACTCACGAGCATACCACACTGCATGGTTGCATTCCGCAAGACCGACGAGCACGCCGACGAGCTGATGGAAGGGCACGTCGGTCGTGCTACCACCGTCAATGAGCTGGAATCCGGCAGCACCCACCTTGATACGGCGAAGGGTCTGACCGCCAAGATCGGCAAACGACTTGTCATGGAATGCCTTGAGCTGTCCCGCGAGTTCAGAGGAAATCTGGGGAAGCTGACCGCCCTGATTGAATTGCACCGGAAGATTTTGCATTTTGCGCTCCTTATGCCTTTGTGAATGATAGATCGTCCCGTCCCTCACGCGCCACGCCGAACGTTTGCGCGACTTGCTCCGGGGTTATCCCGGCTTCGGTCAGGGTGTTTTCCAAATTGTCCTTATGAATCCTAGCCTGAAGGATCAGACCGTCGGAAAGCGGCCGTCCTTCCTTCGCTGCCTGAACCAGCATTGCGAGTTGCTGATACGCGAGCATGTTCAGGTCCCTGATCTCATAATGGTACGTCGTCTTGAGTACCACCTTTCCGACGCCTTCGACGTTTGCGGACTTGAGGCCCTGCGCTGTGAACTCTGCCATGATGGCCTTCTTCAGCTCGGTTTCCTCTCCCTTCTTAATTTCGTCAGCTTGCTTCTCCAGTTCCAGTCGCGCCTGACGAACTTCCGCATACCGCTTCGCTAGTTCCGTGATTGTCGCCATTGCTTTCCCCTCCGTAGTATGACTTTACCCAGTCCAAAAACTCTTCCTTCTTGTACACCGCCCGGTCCCCAAGACTCAAAACTCTCGGACCGATGCGCTTGCCGTGAAGGTTTATCATCTGCGCGGCCGTGAACAATCCACCGGTAATCTGCTCAAGCTGCGCTCTGATTATGTATTCCGGCAGAGACGCTTCCAGAAACTCCATGATCTCTGGGCTTACTGTCTTATCCCTGCGTATCTTAACATGTCTTGACATATCGTTCCTGCCTTTTCTTGTACTTTAAGCAGCATGGGCTTTCCTGTCAAGAGAAAAGTTCTCGAACATTTCAGCAACCAGCGCCCCGGTCTGCCGTCCCTGCTGCAAGCTCTTGAACGCCCTTTGTTCCTCCGGCGTGCAATACACGTTAATGATGTTAATATTCTTGGCCTTCTGCTTCACGCTGGACAATCTCTCAAGCGCCTGCGCGTATGTGAATCCGCCGAACACGGGACCGTTGAAAATCATAGTATCAGCCGCCGCAAGCTCGACGCCGAACGACGTGGTAACGGGGTGCGCTATGAGAACACGCGGGTCCTTGTCGTCGGAGAACCGTCGCAATATATCCGCCCTTTTCTCCCCGGTCACTTCCCCATCTATGATTTCCACCGTATGCCCGGCGGCCTTCAGCTCTTCCGCCAGCATGTGATTACTGAACTTATAGTTGCCGAAGATAACTGTCTTGGCCGTCGTTTCCTCAATCGCTTCGATGATAGTCTCAAGCCGTTCCTTGTGATCAAGCGCCACCATCTTACCGTCCACGGACGACGCATAACCGACTGCCATCTGCATCATGCGTTGGAAGAGCGCCCCACCGTTCACCCCTGTGACTGTTTCGCCGGAGTCCAGTATTGCCATCGCATACAGCCGTAGCTTTTCCCGCAGGTCTTTCTGTTCCTTACTCATGTCGCAACGACGATCCTGATATGTGATTGGCGGCAAGTCTATTATGTCGTTCTTGTTGAATCGTACAGCCGGTTGCAACGTTTTATGAATGATAGCCGGAGCATCTTTCGACAGCGAACGCTGATAAGGCTGCGGCCCCCACTGATACGTCACAAGATTGATCCATGAACTCTTGTTTCGACACGGTAGCGCCGATGGGTTAATCATCCGGGCCATGCCGTACACGGTCTCGGCATTCTCGGCCGGGGAACCGGTTATGCCGATGACACGCTCAAGCCCTCTTGTAATGCTGAAGATGGACTTGTGCCGCTTGCTTGTCGAATTGCCTATATGCGTCATCTCGTCGATAACGCATGCGCCTATGCGCCCGTCCTGCACCGCCTTGAGGAATGCCGCTTCGCTTATCCTGCATGAATCATAGTTCGTAATGTAGAAGTCAGCGGGCTGCTCAAGCGCCGATTCCCGATTCTTTCCATGAACTATCTTGACAATGGCAGACGGACACATTGCCTTGATACTGTTTTCCCACACAGCCTGCATGGTCGTAACGGTCGTAATGATGAGGAACGCCCCGGCCACGTAACGATTGCGCTGCAAATAGTCCATTGCCAGACCGGTCGCACCGGTCTTACCCGTGCGCGGATCGGAAAGGATATGCGCTCGCGGATGTGTCACAATGAACGCCGCCGTGTAAAGCTGATGCGTCATGGCGTTGTACTTTCCCTCGACGAGCGGAAGGTCGTTTGAAAATAGCAACGGGGAAGCCTTGGTTGCGTCCAGCCCTGCATTGTTCAAGAGTCGGCAGGCATCGTCTGTCCACGGCATTCCGATCATACTGTAATTCTGATAGTCCTGAACGCTCACTTCAGGCATGCCGCGCAACGTCTTGAGAATTACAGGGTCCGAAACCTTCGCTGCTATGAATCCCTGATCTTCAAAGATTACCATATCATTCGTTGCCTTGATCATTCCAAGCTCTCCAACAATTCGTCCAAAGCCACTATCCCTTTCTCATTGACAACCACAGCGATACCGCCGGCTGCTTGAATCTGCTCCATCGTGAGCTTCTGCATCGGAGTCGGTTTGTTTCTACCGGCTTTCGTCTCAATGAACACTGCCTGCCCTTTCACGACGCAGCAAAAGTCTGGTATCCCCACTTTCCCAAGAGGAACTGGCATGAAGTACCATATCCCACGCGACTTGAGTATGCGCTTCACGTCCGCCTTGACTTTCCCCTCCGGAGTCATAGCCCGCACCCCGGAGTATTCACGAGGCCGCACCACTTGCAGAACTTGTTTTTCGTAGCGGGATAATAGTTATTGTCTATGGCGAATTGCATTCTTTGTATGGACTCCATGATGTCTTTGCACTTGTTCATGCCATCCGTATCAAAGTTCAGCCGGTCGCTCACTGACTGCCCCTGATCGACGTAAAAATATGAATACATCACGACAGGCGCCTTATATATGATATGCGCCAGCAGACATTCGACACGTAACTGGAACCCATCTCGGTCGTATATCTTCCCAGTCTTGATGTCGATAATCATAATAGGATCAACGGTCGGATCGGGCGGCAAGATGATAGCGTCAGCCCTTGCCCGCAGCCAAGCGTTATCATCCCACCATCCCCCCGGAGCTTCCTTCAAGTCCTGCGTGATCGTCAGTTCGTGTTCCGTCGATACTGTCCAGCCTTCCGCAACCAGACTTCTAATGTTATGGATTTTCGCCTGCGTGTACGTAATATCAAGTCCGTCAGGCCATAAAGGGACAGCCTGTACGCCTTCGCGCATGGCCTTCTGGATAGTAGTGTGAACCATCGAACCACGGCTCTTCGCGGTCGTAGCCTTCCACGGCAGCTCTTTGGTTATGGACTGCGCTTGGAATCTGCGAGGACATAACTGCCAGCTTGAGATGTTAGACGGACTGAAAACGAACATGTTACCCCCAGAAATGCTTTGCCGCTTCCCATAAGAGAAGCCCTATCGCTACCGAACTGAATGCAAGAGCTACGGCGTTGAGTCCTATGGTTTTCTGTGTGCATTCGTATAATGTTTTCGCAAGCGCCGTATAGGAATCCCCAAGCCGTTGAATCTGCGCAACGGTTTCATCGGTTGAGAGAACGTATACTGTCGTTGTTTTTGTATTGCCGCCGTTTACTATGTGCTCAAGAGCATCCTTCATAACCGGGCGCAGCGCGATTTTTTCATTCTTTAGGTTATTGATATAAGATTGACTGTAGCCCAAGTAATTCCCCAGCTTGGCTTCACTCCCGAACTTTTCAGTTGCGGCTTCGATCAATTCTCTTGTTGTCATCTCTTCCCCCCTTTGGATTTTGCACGTTCCCACGCATCATAGGCCATTGCGGTCGCCTGCTTCTGCGGTTTGCCTTCATTCATAGCGGCCTTTATGTATCTGCTCAAAAAGTTATTTTTGCTTTCGCCTTTTCTCGGTGCTGGCAATGGCATCTTACGCCCCCGTAAAGTCTGAAGTTATCTCCGCTTCCGCATCTACCGGACAACCCGGTAGCCACGGTGGCAGCTCTCTCATAATGTCAATCATATCCCGTGCCGTGTCCTCGGCCGCTCGGTCCTCAACCACCGTACTGAACGAGTCATGGATGTTGCACACGAGCTTGATATTGTTCTCCGCCATCCGACAAGCCTGCCACATGAGCAACTGGAACGCGAGGGACTGCACGAGATTTTCCGTAAGCGCCGACCCGTACAGCCTATGAGTCATATCGGAGCGCCCCCGGCGCAGGGTGTACTGATACTCAACCTTGCCACTCTCCCCGACTTCCGCATGAAGATTAGGGTAGCGCAGGGCGAACCCGCTTGGCAGGATGATAGACGGCACTGCCTCCGCGCAACCGGGCATCATGCACGTTTCATAATGGAACAAATCATTGTTCGGACCTCCGAAAGTTCCGGCTCCCCCACCGGCGAGAGCTTCTATTACCTGCTGGCAGACCTTCCAGAAATACGTGATCGCGCTGTTAGCCTGACGGTACATCAGGACGTAGCTTTTGACGAGTTCAGCATGTCTCTCATAGTCCTTGTCCTGCTTCTGCCCCTGCATCCACATGGTATGGGACGCCTTTGCCGGACTGGTACCGTAGCCGCAACCGAGGATGATCGTCTTTGAGATATTGCGCAGGGCCTTGAGCTTCTTATCCCCGCCCTTGGCACCGTCATGGATTTCCTTGGCCGGAATGCCCCCGCTGATAATCTCACCGAAGTTTGCATACACGTCAGCCCTTTGCCTGAATGCCTCAAGCATGTCCGTCTGATTAGCAACGTAAGCGAGACACCGGGCTTCAATCTGCGACGAGTCGCACGACACGAGCTTGTATCCCTCCGGTACCTTGATTGCCTGACGGAGAGGAAGCATTGCGGGATTCCTCTTGCTCAAGTTCTGCCAGTTCAAAGAATCGCTTTTGCCCTCCGTGTTACCGGCGGCGTAGCGCCCCGTGTGCGCCCCGAATGCCTTTAGCATCACAGGCACCGGCCGATGGTACTCACCCATGCGAATGAAAGTTCGGACACGGGACTGCTGAATTGAGCTGTTATTCTCAAGCCGAGTGCGAACCAGAAGGGAAACGCGAGGGTCCTCATGTTCCTGCATCTCGACAAACTCCCGGTCCTGCTTTGAGAGCGCCGGGGTGTAGACTGCGTAGCTTTCAGGGTCCGAAGTATCCAGCCCTTGCGCTTCCATCTTCATCTTTTTCGTTTCGCTCTTCTTTTCGCTATACTTCATCGGCGGCTCGACGCCAAGCTGACGGAGCATCACGCAGAACTTGTCCGCGCTGCGAATGTTAGTTTGAAACTCATCGACACTAGCGAAATGGAAGAGGTGCATAATCCCCTGCCGGGCCTGATCGGTCTGCTCCGTGAGCTTGGCATCATAAGCCTGCAATGCCGGCACGTCAGCCCACAGCTTCGGCTCTGTCGCCATGTGCGAGGTGATCGTATCGAATGCCAGCATGTCAGGGGTAATGTGCGGCAGCATAGCAAAACAGTTCTCCGAGCACTGTGCCACGTCTTGGGCACAGTACAATCTGAAGGCGTCCTGTTCCTCCGGGGTGAAATCGGCTGGCCAATGTTTCCCGTCGCTGATAACGGTACCCTGCATCTTCGTACCGGTCTTGAAATGCGCCGTGAGTGTCGCATGCGACTCCGCCATTATCGATGATAGCCCTGTCCATCGCATCATGTCGATTGTGTCCAGCGTATGCGACGGGACAACGCCGAATATTTCGGAGAGAATCAGAAAATCAAACCCGTTGCCGTTATGCGCTACGGTTATGGTTTGCGGATCATCAAGCCGCAGCTTCGCCAGCATCTTTAGAATGTTATCGGAAACCTCCACAGGTCCCCGGTTTATCCGGCAACCCATGATCTGCGCATGGAAACGGGGGTCGCGGATGTACTGTATGGGACCCATCTTTGAGAGCGTGTAGTCCTTCGAGTCCCAGAAAGTCTCAAAGTCTATCGTTATTATTCGCATACGTTCTCCCGCTTCAAAAATAAATCCCAGTACAATTCCAACCTGTTCTCCGTAAAGCACATGCGGTTGACAACGGCGTAAAGCAAATTGTAATCAGCACATCCTTCTTCAGCGCCGCGCATCCGCTTTTTGACCTCACGATATATGGCATTCGCTGCCAGCTCTATATATCGCATCGCCATCTTGTAATAAGGCGAGTCTTTCTCATATTCGCACAACTTCGCACACCGTTGAACCAAACCTATCCCCTGTACGAACGTCATTTCTATTCCTCCGGCTGCCATTCAAAGATCATCCCCGGTTGTACCGGTATGACACGGTATCTCCCGTCCGTACTTGTCAGCTCCATAATGCACTGCCCATTGTCGATTGTTTTGAACATGCCGATAATATTCTCAAAGCGAATACGTTGACCGGCTATGCTGTATAGGACTACCGAACCGGGGCGAACGGGCACTGGCGTCTCGGCCTTGGTTTCCTTCGCTTTCCTCACACGCTTCTTTGTTTCCTTCACTTCTGCTTCCGACATGACTACTTTCCTCCATATACGGGAGACGGAATGCTCCCGTCTGCTGTTACAAAGCCACGTTCCTTAAACGCGGCGAGCCTTTCCCTAAAGGGAAGATCGAGAATGTCATCGAACCCGAATTCACGGGCGGTCTTGCGCTGCCCGTCGAAATACCAGAGCTGCGCATCCTTCTCAACGGTCTTGCCCTCTTCCGCGAGTCGCTTAATATCATCAAGCGTAAATACGGAATCCTTTGGGCACTTGGCCTTGACCTCTTCTATGAATCCCGCCGGAGCCTCGCTCATCGGGGGTATGTCTGTTATCTGAACCGGGGGCATCTGTCCGTTCGGGGTGTCAGTAATAGGGGGCATAGGCGCCGCCTCCGGTCCGCCTCCACCGGGCACAAAAACAGGCGCCGCTTCATCCTTCTTAGGCCGTCCCCTCCGCTTCTTTGGCGCTACCGGGGCGGTCGCACCGGCTTCGAGGGCCTTGATCTTCTCAACGAGCTTCGGGCATAGCTTGTCGAGGAACATCTGTATGCCGTCCTTCTGCGCCTCAAGTTCCGCCACGCGCCCCTCAAGAGACTTTACCTTGCCTATCAACTCTGGCATCAGCCGATTCAATAGCGCATCCATACCAGTATCCATAATCTGCACCTCCGTTTTTCTTCAAACTAACTCACATGTCAGGAAATGTCAAGCGTTATTCGTCATAAATCTTTTCCTTACATCCCATCATAATAACAGCCTGCCGGTCGTCTGCCTCATGCGAGGCGAACCGAAACATTTGTCGCTCCGGATGGACAAGCATCTGGACAGTCGTATCCTTCCAGACCTTCTCAACTAATATCATCATCTTAGGATTGATCCACAAAGATTGCCTTCTGATAATACCGACACCTGCCTCATTGTCCTTATGATCCTGTTCCATCCGCTTATCCTGCATCTCCGCATACTCAAAGCGCCGGAAAAAAGCATCCGTCTCGGGCCAGTCTGTATGCTCCGCCGGGAACGTATGCGTAGCTCCATTATAGGATACCGTGCATAGGTCCTTTGCAAATATCACGTCGGCCAACCCGTTCGCAATTCGCGGCGCGGCCTTCAATAGACCGACTAGCACTGCGGGATTGATCGCGCATACTTCCTTATCGACGGCTTCCAGACCCTTCACTTCCACAACGTTTCGGTACAGATAGTGCGGACACATGGCCTCAATAATAATGGTATCCTTATCCCCCTTTCTGAACGCTATGTGATCCAGATGATAGTAGTTATCGACATCCTTATCGGTGAAAAGCCCGGCCTTCTTCAACGTCGTGAACAATGTCCCAGCATGAATGGCGAATCTCATAACAGTTCCTCCCAAAGATCATTGATTGTTACATGCGACTCTGTTACCGGCGTATTTACTTTCCGCTCCGGTTGTCCAGCCGCATACAGCCTGCATACCAGATCAAGTTCCCCCTTGCCTATCTCATACAGCTCCGCCTCCCCGAATCCTTCGGCAAGTTTTTCTAATACTGTTACCGCAATATTCCCATACATATCGGTCCGATCACTGAACCCTGCGCCATGTCCGTTGCGGGCGAACCAGAAATCAATACCGGCTTGTTCAAAATCGCTGTGTTCCAAGTTTAAAGCATCTAGACTAATAGCAATAGTGCATACAGTGACCGCCTCTTTCCCTAGATATGACCGGGCTTCCGCTGTAAGATTATCTTCTCCGTATCCAGCCGTATCTAGGTGCTGATCTTCATGCTCGGTTGTACCGGTGAAAAGGGCGCAACGTACCATGCCTTCGTAAAACTTTTTAGCCGCCGCATAAATATCTAGTCCCATAATTCCCCCCACAAATCATCAATCGTTTGCATTTGCGACTCCGGCAACGGCGATCTGTTATATGTCACAAGGGCATTATAGAGTTCGTCAAATGTATCGGTCTTAAAAGTTCTCTTATATCTATTTGCGAATTGCCCATAATGCCATATAAACTCTTTTGAATTATACTTTCGCGTCGCAATAGTGAACGGTGTACTTTTACTATTCTTAATCCCGTTTATATATCTCTCTTTCCCTAGTGTAAATACGACTATGTTATATCCGTATGCGCCGAACGCCGAATCTTCTGTACCTTCAAAAAAGGCGTGCGCTATTTCATCTGCTATCTTTACCATAATTCCCCCCACAAATCATCAATCGTTTGCGCCTTTGGTACGTACTGATTCAAAGCAATACGCAATTCATCAAAATCAGATGTATATGCGGTCCATTCAAAAGCCGTTTCATCAAAGCGCCTGCGGGCTAAAACTCTATTGCCGAAAATAAGTATCATCCTATAATTCAATCCGTTTACAATTTTCAATACGTGCTTATTATATTCCATCTCTCCGTGATCTTCCCTATCGAAAAACCAATATGCAATCTTATTCGCCTGCGTCATATCAGCGCCCCCTGTAGCATACGAAACATTGCGCCGGGCAATTCCCGCATATCACCGATAAACTCCGACGGCATTTGATATTGTTCCAAAGTATTCGTTTGCATACCTAAGCCACACAGTTCAATGCCTGATTCCTTCGCGCAACGGATAGCCTTATTCATCAATTCCGGATCGCATGTCTGGCCATCCGTCATAACAAGCAATATTCTCCGGGACCTATCATGTCCAAAGCGTTGCATGGTCCAAAGCACGGCCGATCCCATTGCAGTTCCACCGTTTGTAGTAAGGTTTAAATGCTTTGTTAAGGGCGCCTGTGTAGAAAGCACGCAATCTGCGACATCATCAAAACAGTACACGCTGGACGTGATTCCGCGCATACGCCGGAGACAATGCATGACAGCATAGATCGCCTTATTCATCAATTCAATACGCATACCATACATTGAACCGGACACGTCAGCTAATAGTATCACTTCCGTGTTTAGCCGTACTGCGTCGGAACGGGTAAGAAACAAACGTGAATCATGCCCGTACTTATACAATGCTCGTGTGTTCAACCGGCCATGCCGTGCCGGCATGCGCCGCTCTTGCGTTGCGGCCTGCAATAAAGTTGTTAGCTTGGCCGATAATTGCGCGGCCGCTGCCAAAGCATTTGACATGTCTTGTTCAGAAAGATCGGATATGCAACGGCAACTATCCCCGGCGCCCCGGCCGGCATTGCAATCGTATGCGGCGGACTGATCGGCAGACTCCGAAAGCGCCTCTTGCAATGCCTGACTCTTGCGGCTTTCGCCGGAATCGTTTTGCATGCCCTGATCGATTTCGGCTCTTTCTTCCGGACCGGCCGGGGAATTGCCCTGATCTTGCCCTTGCCCGTCCTGATTCTCTTGCCCTTGCCCGCCCGGATTCTCTTGCCCTTGCCCGTCCTGATTCT